ACCTTGTGCGCCATCGACTTCGTGTAGTTCGGCAGCATCCGGCGAGTCGTCGCCGCTGCGTCCTCGGTGACCTCCCGCGACTCCAGGAGGCTCTTGATGAACTCAACCTGGGCCTCGGTAGCCATCGCGGGTTGAGTCGCCTCATGACGGGCGGTAGCTCGCTTGGAGACGGCGACGGACGCGCAGGTGCGCGCCTCCGCCACGGTCTCGTGGTAGTGGTCTTCGTGCTTGAACGCCATGGCTCCTCCTCAAAAGCTCGGCGTTGGTCGGATCGTACGGCGTGCCCGGCATGGGAGTCGAACCTACACCGGGCGGTACTACGACTGCGGTTGAGTAGGACCGTCCTACTCGTGGTTGACGGTGACGCCTCGCTCGACAGATGCGGCAATCCTCGACAGCGCCACTTCGAGGTCGCCTCCGGTGAGGAAGATCGCGAGCGCGAGCGCGGAGTTGGCGTTGGCCTTCGCGAGTTCGACGCGGATACGGCCGTCTTCCTTGTCGCCCTTGGCGAGATTGATCCTCAGCGCCTCGGAGGTCAACTGCTTGACGGCCAGCGTCTGCTCGCCCAGGAGGTCCTGGAGGTCCGCGCCGGTCATCTTCCTAGGCGGGAGGTAGCCGGGGCACCGGAAGACTCGTGTCTCGCCTCCAGCGTGGACCTCGAAGGAGTGCGGGTGGTGCGGTTCGTTCCTTGGGCAGCGCCTGTTGTTCATGCTTGCTCCAGTCCGGCGTCGAGCCCACACTGAGCGTGGGCGAGGACGTGGCCGGGATAGTTGCCTTGGCCGTCGTCGCGCTTGGGGTCGTAGAACTCCCCCATCTCCGCTCCGGCCTTCTCTCCACATAGCTCGCAGCCGTCCGGGTACTCCTCCCTCATGATCCGGATGGCTCGTTGGTGATCCTCTTCGATGGACTGCGAGTAGCCTTCGCCGAACATCTGATCGAAGATGTCGGCTGGCTTCCGGAACCGGCGCTTGCACGCCTCGTCCCAGAGGTCCCAGGGCAGACCGGCCTCCTTACAGTGGAGCTTCCGATGCTTGTCGGAGCCACACTGCTCGGAGACCGGCCGAACGGTCGTCCTCATCACAGTTCCTTCCGCTTCTCGCCGGAGACGCCAGAAGCGTCGCCCAGGTTGACACGCTGTGCCACTCGTGCACCAGCCTGCATGGCGGAGCCGTCCCTCTTGGGCTCCTTGTAGGTAGGCTGGCGTCCGCGACGCTTAGGAGTGGCTTTCTCCATTGCCTTCCACTCCTCGTCCGTCATCGGGACGACCGGCTTGGGCCGGAGGTTGGGGAAGCGCTCATACAGGAACTCCTCCACAACCTCCTCGCGGGTACGCAGCGCCAACGCGCCGCGCTCGCCCGTCTCCGCCATCTGCTCACGCTCCGCGTCGTACCGGAGCCGCCACAGACGCTCAATGATAGTGTTGTAGAATCCTTCCGCGAAGCTCTCGCGGTACAGCCTAGGCGAACGGCGGTGGCCGTCCTGCTTTGAGAGACTGTGAGCATCCGCGTAGCGGTACCAGGCCCGGCGGAGCTTCTGGCCGTCCGGCCAAGGCGTCTCAGTCCGGTAGGCGATGTCCCGCCAGGTGATACCGGCCAGGTGCATCCGGGCCACAGAGCCGTCGTAGTCAGTTGGGTCGTAGGGAGGCTCCACGTTCGCGGAGAAGGCGAGCCGCACGACGGTGTACAGCATCTCCAGGAACTGGATGTCGGACTTGAACCCGACCACGTACTGGTACAGCGAGCCGTTCTCCCAGCCTCGGCTCGCGAGCCGGCAGCGGGAGTGGCGAGCGAGTTCCCGGAACATCCCGGCCAGCATCCAGCCGAAAGCGTTGCCGGAGTCATACACGTTGACCCGCTTGATGATGGGGACCTCGAAGGTAGCGCCTCGCTCCTTAGCTGCCTGGCGAACTTCCTCCTCATCGATGGCGTGCCGGAGCATCAGCCTCTCGGCCGCCTTCCGGGCGGTGTCCGCCTCGTGCGGCGGAGTTCGCGAGTCGTCCGCGAGGTCCAGCAGCTTACGAATCTGCTCGAACTTGTCTGCCATACTAGCTCCTCCTCAGAAAGCTAGGCGTCTGTCGTACTAGGAAGGAGCCGAACGAGTCGGCTCCAACCTGGAGCGGCAGCGAACCCTACTTGGGACGCTTGGTGGTGCGGCTGCCCTTGGCGTCAGCGGCAGCGCGGAAGACGAGCGAGACCTTGTGGGCGTGGCGCTCGTCCACCGGCAGGCCGAGACCTTCGGTGATCTGCTTGATGGTCTTCTTAGCAGCCTTCTCCTTCAGGACGCGAGCGGCCAGCTTGGGGTCGTCCCAGGACTTGAAGCCGGAGGGAACGGGCACGCGCGAGCGGACGGTGGCCTTCGCAGTGGTATCCTTCTTTGGGCTGGACTTGGGAGTGGGCTTGGCGGCCGTAGCCTTCGGCTGCGAGGTACGGGCGGGAGCGGGAGCGGACTTGGTGGCGGGCTTGCGGCCGCGACGGGTGGGCTTGGGAACGACGATGGCGGTGGGGTCGGTGGTGGCGGTCTGGGTCACGGTGGCCTCCTTGGCCTCGGTGCTCTCGTCCTTGAGAGCCTGCTTGAACTGGATGATGGCCTGGTTGTAGCGGCGGGTGCCGTTGGCTCCGGCAGGGAAGTTGGCGCGGTTGGGAGCGGCGGTGGGCATGGCGGCCTCCTTGGCCTCGGTACGGGTAACGCAGGGGTAGACACGGACATCGTTGTGGGTATAGCCCATCTCCGTTAGCTCGTCATCGATGACGACGTCCAGAGCAGCGGTGACGTTCTCCGCCTCGAAGGCTTGAAGGTTCGAGGCGTGGCGCTCGCGGTCGCGCTCGATGTCCGCGCACCCGGCTCTGTGCAGAGCCACAGTCTCCTTGGTCGAGGACGAGTGGTACAGGGCAACGTAGCCGAGCATCATCGGAGTTCCTTTCGGAGTTCGACCACGCGGACGCGGTGACCTCGCGGGATGGTGAGTACGGAGAAGTCACCGAGCGTCAGCACCGACCGGTCGCGCTCGTGGACGACGTGGACGACGCTCGTGGCCGAGCGCCGGTGGAGGACGGTAGCTCCTCGCTCCACGAGGTCCACCGTCCTCCGTTCGATCGTGTAGCACTCGGGGCCCATCGGTTACTCCTTCGTCCACTCAGGCTCGTGGTCGTACACCACGAACTCCTGGAAGGCGGAGCCTCCGAAGTCGGCCGCGTCGGCGTCGATCTGGCCGATGCCGAGGACGATGCGCCAGCAGTCGCTGACGTCGCTCCGGCCAGACTCGAAGCGGGCCACAGCCTCGCCCTTGTCCTCAGCGTCGTAGGCCAGCCGAAGCTCGTTGCCGACCTGCTTGACGAGCCGGTCGCGCGTGTTCACGGCGACAAGCTCCTCGGTGCCTTCGCCGGTCCATCCGGTCGAGAAGACGATGAACATGGTTCCTCCTATGGGCTAGAGAGCGGAGGGAGCACGCTCCTCGCGGGAGCGCGTTCCCCTCGATCGCTAGACCTTCCGGACGTCAGTGGCGACGTCCGCGTTGACGAACTCCTGACCGACCACAGCCGGGCGGGAGAAGCTCAGCGCCATCTCCTCGCTCGGCGCGTCCACCGTCACGACGATCTTCGTCACGGCGTGACCTTCGAGCGGGTTCCCGTCCGCGTCGGTCCACGGAACGGTCTGAAGTCCGTACTCAACTTCGTACTTCACAGCGCCTCCTCAGGCGTTGGTGATGAACTGGGAGATGGGCTCCCAGTCGAGGTTGTCCTGGCGGGAGGAGTTCCCGCTGAGGCACGCCGGGCGGAGGTTCTTCCGCTCGTACGTCCCACCCAACGAACCCGGCAGGATTCGATCGGCGGTGACGGTAGCGAAGGTCAGAAGCTCGTCGGGGTGGAAGGCGCAGGGGACGTTAGAGCCGTTCCCGCCGAAGCCGGCAGCCTCGGAGAGCAGCCAGTGCTTCCGAGCGCGACGTTGGCGGGAGTTCCCTTTGAGGGCTTGGTGGTTCATGGACATGGGGTTCCTCCGGTAGCAGTCGGAGTGGATATAGTGCCTGGGGCACGAGTCGATCGTTGTAGGAGCCGCGTTACCGCCTAGCTCGCTGACCTCAGGCATGGGTAGGAAACGAAGCTCGCTCGCTCGACCGCGCTTAGAGACGGGAACGAGGCTCGAAGCCTTCCGGCGGAGCCGCTTCGTTTCGTTATATGAGAGTTGTCAAAAAATCGAAAGGCGAGCCGAGACGATCCCTCCGGACCTCTTAGCGCGGGAGCCTTCCCTTGGCCCCTCGCTTCCCCTCGCTACTCGACCGGCCTTCCCGCGTCGTACGGCGGTGGTTCCGGCCTTTCGGTCGTCGGGTGGCGGTATCGGAACTTGTCCGGCCTACCCCGCGCTGCTCGCCCTTTGAAGTTTTCATGGTTCGACCTTACGAGAGCAAGACTAATCCACGGCCACAGAAAAAGCTAACAGAAAATGTGTGGTTCTACCTGCGCAAATGCAATCGCCACAGGTCCTGGCACCAGAAAAAGTTTGAACTTTTTTTGTGGGGGCCTAGCTGTGGCGATGGTGCTTCCTCGCGCGGGGGCGGGTTCCGATGGTGGGACCTCAAGCCAACTTCAGAAGCGCCTCAGCCACCGCGTTCGAGCCGAGGACGAGACGGCTCCAGCGCTCATCGAACCCATCAAAAGCCATAAGCTCCACAACGTCCCGTAAGCAATGGACGAGGACGAGACCAGCCCGGTCATCGTTCCAAGCCAACGGAGCCTCGCGAGAAGGAACGTCCTCGGCCCGGTAGCTCGTCGGTAGCCGTCCGAGGTTCTGCCACGTCGCAGCATCGACCGCCATAGCGGGCCACGGTCCTGGCTCCGAGAGCGGTGCCCGCCTCGCGTGGGTAAACCGGCCCGTCAACACCAGCTCATCGAACCGCTTCGTGGCCGCATAGCGGACTTCGCGACCCGACAGACGGCGCTCGACCTCGGCTATCAACTCCGCCTCGCGACCAGCGACGAGCACGAGCGTTCGACCGCTCGCGATCCCCACGAGGAACGGACGCCAGCGACGCGGGAACCCCTTGACCGGGTCCGCCAGCGCCACCTTCTCCGTCTCGATGTCAACGTAGGCCACACCTTCGGGTAGTTCGGCCGGTAGCTCGACCTCCCAGACTTCCAGCATCTCGCGCTCCTCTCGCTCGACTACCGCAAGCGTGCGCCAACCCGGCCGACCTGCGCTAGTTGCACGAAGGTAACGAATGCGTAACGAAAAGGCAGAAGCACCGGTGTGGTCTCCGTCCTGGTCCCTGAAACGGACCTACACCGGTGCTTCCTGGCCCTGGTACCCTGAGGAGGTTAGGCGGCCGGGGTTGCCCCTAGCCTACCCCGGATAGTCGCGTCGCCGTGGTGCCCTCCTCAGTGACGGATCTGACTTCACGTTGGGGTTGCCACGCCTGACGACGCCCGGCTGCCACGAGTTGCTGTCCTCGTCCCACAGCAAAGGGTCCTCCACCGGCGTGACCTCCTCCCGAGCGGCCCAAGCTCCACGAACTGAACCGAACAGCGCGGTGACGGCTGGGATGAGCGGCACCGCGATCGACTGGACCGCGTTCCACCAACCCTCCGCGTCGGCCGGGTTGACCTCCCAGTCCAGGAAGGTCCGCAGTGCGAAGGAGATGAGCACGCCCACTCCGCCGTACACCAACGTCTGGTTCCGGACTGGGGGTGTGACCTTGTCCCGGCTCTTGTAGTAGTCTTCCTGCTCTTGTCGCATCGTTCTCCTTTTTCGCTAGGACTGTGCGCGGGCCACAAGCCGGTCCACGACAGCGTCGGGTAAGACGGCCGCCAGGCTGGCCGCAATCTCATCCGCGTCCACGTCCTCCGGCCCGACCTCACCGATGCCCTTGATGAGCGCGGTGAGCTTCGCCTCATCGTCCGTCAATGGAGCGACGACACGCTGGGTGAGTTCGAGGATGCCAACCCGAGCCGGGTTGCCGGGTGAGCCCTGCTCGGTGTCGAACGGGATGGCGACTCCGGCCGCGTCCTTTCGCGGGCCACCGAGCGTCGAGTTGACGGCCCGGCGGGCAACCCGGAGCATTGCCTTGTACAGAGCGCTGTTCGGGTCATCGAGCGCTTTGGCGAGTTCGTCAACAGTCACATCGTCCTCCTCTGTTGCGGGCTTGAAGGCTGCAACGTCCGACCGGAAGGTGTTCATGTTGAAGCTTGGGTTGATCTTCCGGTCTGGCGCGACTTCCTTGTGGGCCTTGATCCGATCTGATCCCCAGCCCTCATCCAGCATGATGGCCTTACAGAGCGCAACATACTCGATGTAGTTGGGGAATGCGCTCTTACCGAAGGCTGTGATAGGTATGGGACCTGTAGCCTCAATGCCCCAGGCGTCCGAAGACGAGATAGTGGCGACACCGAAGTGGTTGGCGCGACCAGAGGCGACGAGGACGAGCGCCCCATCCTTGTGCACGGCCCAGTTACACAGAGGTCCCGCCACGTCTGGCCGGCCATCCCGGAGGATGCGGTCAACGTCGATCGTGGCGGCCGTGTGGTGAGCGCCGATCCAGTCGGCGGTGAGCGCGATGTCGGGTCGTCCTCGGGTCTCCCATCCCGGCATCAAGACGACCGTGAACCCCCACGCCTTCAGGCGTGTCGCCACACGCTTCATCTTGGCGACGTTTGTGGTGCTACCCAGGCTGAGCGGTCCCGCCATCTCCCTCAGCGGGAAAGGGGCAAGCTCGACCTCGAAGCCTCCGGCCGGTTGACCATCCTCGTCCGCGAAGCTCGGTGTGTTGGGGTCTGCTACATCCTCAGCGATCATCTCGCCAAGGGTCTTGGCATCCCGCGCTTCGTCGCTGGGGACTTCAGCCCTTGCGGTAGCGCGGTCAATATCATCCATATCCACGGCTCCTCCTCAGCCGTCGCGGTCCTCTTGTCTCCTCCTTTCCTCGGAGCAAAGTCTACCGCTAGAGACGAGACAAGGAGATAATCAGCGTGCCAATACCAACCAGTGCGAAAACACCACCAAGCACAACCGCCCACCCCTGGCTAAACCGGTCGCGAACTTCTGTGCCGCCCTGCTTCATCGCCTCCAGGCGGCCAACGCGCTCCTTGAGATCGTTGAGGATGACCAGCACCCCGTCGATCGCGGTACGGAACGTCACTGCCTGCTGGTCGAGTTGCTTCGTCGTCGCTGCCTCACTCTTGGCGATCGACTTCTCCGAGGCAATGGTCTGCTCCTTCACCGCCTCCTTCTGAGCGATCAGCGCCGCATCCACGGCTGCCTTAGTGTCTTCCTTCTGCTCAACTCGCTGACGCTCAACGAGCGTTAACTGCTGAGCTACCGACCGGAACCGCTCATTCTCAACATCTTTCTGGCTGTCAATCCTGGCAAACAGAAGCTCGCGAAGACCTTCCATTGCACGCTCAACTCCGGCAATCTCGCGGAGTAGCTGCTCGGTTGTAAGTAGCGTCGGGTCTGGGACCGGACGTCTATCGAAACCACCTTGCTCACTCACATTATCACCCCCGGTATGGTCGGCAATGCGGCTCCTCCGCTTGTGGAGTTAGGCAGAGGAGCCGCACGCGATCCATTAGGGGTGATTCTAGCGGGAGCTAGGGACGTTCAGCGAGTTTCTACACGCCCTAGAAGTCGAACGTGTATTGCGCCTGGCGCTGGTACATGATCCGCCGCTGCTTGAAGAGACCATTCGCTGAACCAATCCTACGGTAGACCATCTCTATCACATAGTTGCCCGCGTTCTCTGGCTGCCACAGGCTGTCTTTCGATCCCGGCACCCATTCCCCAACAACGCCGGTCTCACAACCGTTGAGGTCGTTGTCGCTAGAGGCATCGGCTCCGGCAACCGAGTGGGTGGCTCGCCAGGAGAAGCAGGCTCCGTTAGTCCCAGCCGCATCCATGTTGAAGAGAGCCTGAACGGTGATCCGGATTGGCTCTTCCAATTCCACATAGATGTCGAGTGCAGGACCGTTCGTAGCATCAGCGACATAGGTAGCGCTGGCGGTTGTAAAAGTGGCATTGAGTGGAGAGGAGTCCTGCGCCGTGAACTTCGCTCCCACGCCGTCCGTCTCGGTCTTGTCGCCTACCGAGGAGCCGAGGATGATGCCGTCATTTCCGAACTTGAGATACCAGACAAGCTCGCCTATGTAGAGGAAGCAACCCGGCATCCAGCGAACGTTTGTCTTGATATGCGGATCGCCGGTCTCACGGATCGACGCCTCCCCTTGGAACCAGTCTACGTCCAGGACTTCGGCGCGTGTAATTCGCGTCGGCATTCCGCTCCGTGCCGTCATCACCGCACGCATCGCATCCGGCCCGACGCGCCGCAGTAGCTCACGCTCCTCCGCGAGTGTCATCCTCTCATCGTCAACCAATGCCCGTCACCCTTCGTTGCCGTGTGGCCATGTCTAGCTCGCCCTCGACAGTTAGCGATTGCCGCACACCATCGAGGACGTACGTTGTCGCCACCTCAAACTCTGATATCTCGAAGCGAACGATATCGTTGCTCTCATGCGGCAACCAGAAGGTCCGGACACTCAAGTTCTCTTGTAGCCCCACACGCTTGACAAGCTCATGGAATGCAATCTTCTCCGTCATCGGGTAGCCGATTGCCGTCTGATCGTCTAGGACGATCAGCTTATCCCCGAATGGGCTCTGCCCGAAGTCGTCGCTGAGTGGGTCATCAGAGCCGATGTAGGTAGGGCTGAGCGGGTCAGAGTCGAAGGCTTCTCCGAGGTACTGACCGACGTTCTGGGAGTTCTGCGTACGGACGATTACGTGGTTGTAAGAGTCCTCGTCGTCAACAGAATACTCGCCGCCTTTGACCGTCGCCATATCGCGGTCGGACCAGAGAATCTCAGCAGTCTCCCCAGTCGTATGGATAAGGTCTGGAGCGCGGTCGATCGGGTCGGTAGTCTCCGCCAGCACGCAGACACCGTCCGCGTCGAAATACAGGTCCATCGAGAAGGAGCGTGCAAGCTCCTTTCCGCGCACCCAGGGATCATCACCGAGGTCCCATTGCAGCGGGACGACAAGCTGTGTGTCGCTGGTATTCTCAGGGAAGTCAAACTGCTGCGTAGCCGGTAGCCGCGGCTCAAACAATTCGAGCAGAATGTCACCGACATATTGGCCCGGCGTCAGCGTCATACCGGCTCGCAGTTTTGCCCGGCTAACGGTGGTGGCCCGGTCGTAGCCCTCGAAGGAAATGGCCCGGTCGCCACTATCGAGGAGCGTCACCCTGGGCTTCTGCACACGGTACAGGCCCAGCGGGATATCGCCGGTCTTGATTTGCCCACCTCGGAAGAACATCTCTGCAACGAGCTTAATCTCAGTGCGGCCGATCGGCCAAAGATAGTCCTGCGAAGTTGAGGGAACATATTCGATGAGTCCTGGGATGACGAGGTTGCAGCGCCTCCGGTTGATATCCGCGTCAGCCTCATCGGTAATGTCGCCCGACTCAACCGGTAGCTCGTCCTCCTTCTCACCCGCAACGATGACGTCAGCCCTCCAGGTAACGGCGAAGTGGCCGCGCTGAGCAAGCGAACGAAGACCGGTATCAAGCCTCATGGGGTCGCAGACTCCAGACACTCCACAGTAACCGACTTCCAGAACCCTTGCCCGTCCTCGCGTACCGTCCAGTCATCGAGCGTCGGGTCACCGATCGGGTGGAACCACCACTGCTGCTTCGGAGTCTTGAGGAGGAGCGGCCCATTGCTCTGCAGCATCTCGTCGAGCTTGTGCCAACCAGATAATGTGCTAACAGCAAACTCGACCTCGAACGACTCGCTGGAGGGAATAGACGAGATAATGGCCGGAGTCTTGCGGCCGACGATGTTGTGAATTCCCTTGCGCAGACTCCGCTTCCGTCCCATCGGCCGTAGTCCGTTGATCATCGGCTGGAAGTTGAGGCTGGGCTCCCAGGGATACTTGAGCCAGTTGGCTGTGAGGTTCGTAGAGATGGGGAGGATTGCACTCCAGTCGCTCGCAACATCCAGACCAGCGATGATCGAGATGGCGCGGACACGGAAGAGACGGAGCTTGTTCGGCGGGACCTCATGCTCATACAGCGACGCCTCTTGTGCAGCTACAAGGTCCTGGGCGACGATGAGCGCAGAGAAGTCTTCCAGCACCGGGTCGGTGGAGCCGCGCCAGTTCTGCCATGTCAGAAGACTGCCCTGGCCCGGATCACCCTGGTTCATGTCGTGGCCGACCTCGCCGAACTGCACGTCATCGAGGAACACCGGAATCTCAGTCTGGCCAGAGGAGTTCTCAACCTCCATACGGGACACAACCGAACCGGCCGGAGCAGTACTGTCCCCAGGCGCGAACAAGGTCCAAGAGGTCCCGGCCGCCAGCGTCGTCTGCACGGAGGAGATTGTCGCCCCCAGAGCATCCATATAGACGAAGCGGACGATGAGCGTATAGGTGTTGATGTACGGCCGGATGCGAACCGAGTGGGTGTATATCTGGCCGGGCTTGACGGCCCAGGCGAACGGATCCACAGTGTTGAGTCGTGAACCCACGTCAAGTACCGACCCTGTCGTCATCGGCACCCAGCGAATTACGTGATCTCCTCGGTACGCCGGGACCTCATTGCTAACTTCAATGACGTCGGTGGAGTTTCGCGGGAACCAGCCATCAACATCGAGGAAGAACCCGCCGCCGCTGGAGATATTCTGGTGGACGATATTCCCTTCACGAACCATGTCCGCGTACTGCATCTCATAGCCGGTGAAGCCGGGCTGCGTCAGGTCGCCAACGTGGTACGCCGGAGCCGCACCCGCTCCCGGCCCAGTTGCCATCGCATCGAAGCGGTGAAGCTCGGCGCCGGCAGCGGTAGACTGAACCTCCACTGCGATGTCACGGAAGCGCGTGCCCGCCGGAGCGACGGCGTTGATCAGCGTGTAGTCGGTGTCTGCCCCGGTCGCGTTGTTGGCTGCCGCCGACCAGACGCGGGAGCCGATCAACGCACCAGCCGCATTGAAGAACCCAAGCCCGACACGGCACTGGCGAGCTACCGTAGCCGCTCGCGAAGTACCACGAGCCCAGTAGGTCCGTCCCTCGCTCGCTGAGAAGAGGAGGGTGGAGGCTTGCATCGTACCCGCTGCAGTGCTCGAAAGCTGGAGGCTGTGTATCCCCACCTTCGCCCACGCTGTCGAGTTCAAGATGGTACAGTTTGTGTCCGCAGCCCAGTTCCCGACTCCGGCTTGCTCAAACGAGGAATCTTGGTCAAGGAGGTCGTTGATCCTCCCGCGAAGCCGTAGCAGCACCCGGTCGAACAGCGACTCATAGCCGAGGTCTTCGAGCGTCGGGCTAGGCGGAGCCGTCAGGACGATGGTGAAGGCGACGAAGCTCCAGACTGTCCACCAGTCACCGAGGTCTCCGAGGCTCTGCGCCGCTCGGACATACGCGCGGTAGGCGACGCCTGGCACAAGGTTGGTCTGAGTCCTGTGCTCCGGAAGGGATGTGCTGGTGACCCCAGAGTCATAGATCGGGATTGTCTTGTCCGGGCTGAAGCCGGGAGTCGTCGCCTGCGCGACCGTGTAGACCTTCACATGGTTCTTGATCTGGGTGTCGCCATCGAGGTCGTTCCACGTGTACCCGATCAGCGGCGATGTAGAGGTTGTGGTATCGCTAGCGGTGAGCGATGTGAGCGTCGGCTGCCGGTTGACGATGTAGTCGAGATAGACCTCCGACAGTCGGATGCGCTGGCCCGACGCGAAGGAAGTTGGCGTGCGGTCGATGGCCTGGATGACCTGGGAGGCGAGCTTGGTCTGGGTTAGCTCCTTGCCATCCGGCGAACGAGTTCTCCAGGTGCCGGCGTACTCCTTGGGTGTCGGGCCGGTCGGAACGTTGGTCCAGTAGTTCGCGGGGTGCGACGGGTTGGAGAGGCTACCCTGTAGGCGAAGCTGGAGATAGAACGCGGTCTTGCGGCTCGTGCCGCCAGAGTCGTTCACGTGCGCCTTGACGCGAGCCCTGTACTGCACACAACGTTCACCGGCCGCCAGCGTCGGGCCGGTCATCCACTGGCGAGCATACGAACCATAGCTCGCCAGGTCCTTGCCCGGCCCCAGGAGGTATGTCGTCGCCACATCGTCGTTGACGACCGTTGGGTGTGAGCCTCCCGTCACGGTCCAGGAGCCGTTGGCGCTACCAGTGGACCGAACCCGCACGACTCGTTGCTCGCCCTTATACGGCACTAGAAGGACCCTCCTCCGCCTCTCGCCCTAGCGGCTTGCGCCAGTGGGCGAAGAACTCGCGAGGAGGTCACGACGGCGCGGACCTCGTTCGCATCTCGAACCCCATTGATAGTGAAGTCTACGTTGATGACGTTCGACGGTGCCGCCGGAGCCTGTGCAGTCACACGGACAGCTGTCTCGCCTCGCGGAACCGCCGACGCCAACCGGACCATCGCATCGGACTGCTTCTTCAACTCGTCCACAGTCGAGCTACGACCGGCCACCGCGACGTTCCCGGTGAGGGAGACGTTCCCGCTGCCGAGTTGTGATAGCGCAGCAGTTGTGTCTTCGGCCAGCGACTCCGAGACCTTCTTGATGTCGGCTGACTGGCGCTCGAAGGCGTGTAGCTCGCGAGCCGTCGCCTCGTTCATGTTGATGAGCGCGTACTCGATCAGGGTCTTGGGTGAGCCGAAGAGTCCAGCCTTGAAGCCGTTCCAAAGCGAGGACGCCAGCGACCTGGCAGCCGAGAAGGCTCGCCCGATCATCCCCTGGAAGGCGGAGATAGCGCGTCCCACGGCTCCGGAGACGATGCCGGGTAGCGCCGCAAGCCCGGAGGCGACAGCGGAGACCACGCCAGAGGCCATCGCTGCTGCCCGGCTCCGCATCTGACCGGCCCATGATACCACACGACTGAGCGCGGAGGAGAGGAAGCTCGCGACTCGTCCCGGAAGCTGTGAGAGGAAGGAGACGACACCTTGGATGAACCGCGACCCAGCCGAACGGGCGCTGCTCGCCATACGAGACGCCCAAGAGACGACTCTTGTGAGCGTACTGGCGATGAGGTTCCCGACCCGTCCGGGTAACTGCTGGATGAACGAGACGACACCTTGGAGGAACTTTGACCCGGCCGACCTCGCCGTGGAGATCATCCTCGCGGACCAGGAGACGGCCCGAGAGATTACCGCAGCCAAGAACCCTGCGATGCGCCCCGGAAGCTGGCCGATAAAGGTAACGACGGCGGTGAGAACCTTCATCCCGAGTTGGATGGCTATCTGCACCATCCGGACCTGGAACTGGATCCAGCGGCCGATGATGAAGCCAATGATGAACGCAATCTTCGCCGGCAACTGACTGAGGAATGTTCCGATCGCAGCGACGACGCGACCGAAGAACGCAGGAGCCGCCGTCCACACCGCCTGGATTCGGTTCCAGGCTGCTACGAAGAAGCCTGCGACTCGTCCGGGAAGCGCGCCGATAAAGGAGAACACCGAGGAGAAGAAGCCGGTGACTCCCTGCCAAGCACCAACCGCATCGTCCTTGGCGCCGACGAAGAACCGACCGATGGCGCCTAGCGCAGCACCAATCGCAGGCAGCGCCGTCCCAGTGATCCAGCTGACCACCGTGTCGATTACTCGTTGGATTCCCTGCCATGCCGCATCGATGAACGCCCGTACAGCTGCGTTCTTCTTGTAGAGGATGAAGAGCGCAACGCCCAGCGCGATGATTGCCGCGATGATGAGCCCGATGGGGTTGGCGAAGAGAGCAAGGGAGAACGCCCGAGCCGCTCCCGCTGCAAGCTTTAGGCCTGACGCAACGACCTTCGCTGCCGGCCCCATGCTCATGAAGAAGCCAACAATCTTCAGGATGCCGGCGGTGAGGAGGAGTGCTGCACCTCCGAAGGCAAAGAACTGGCCGATGAGCTTCTGCACGGCCGGGCTGAGATTTGTGAAACCGTTGACAAGACCAGTAAGTGCATCAACGATCTGACGAATCCCAGCCTGGAACGGAGCGCCTGCGGTAATCAGCGCCGTCTCTAGGCTGCCCTTGAACTGCTCAATCGAGCCGGCCAGGTTGTCCATCCGCTTGGCGGCGACATCGGCTGCCTTGACCTTCTCGATATTCGCAGCGAGGTTGTTGAACCCCTTGGCTCCGCCTTCCGCGAGGACGGCTGCGGCGCGAATCGCGTCTGACCCGAACAGCGTCTCTAGGGTTGCTAGCTTCTGCTGCTTAGTCATCCCAGAAAGGGAATCCTGGAGGACCTGGGAGACGTCAGCGAGCGACTTGATGTTGCCCTTAGCGTCGAAGAACTTGTTGGAACCATCAGCTGTGATGATCCCGAGCTTCTTCATCAAGTCGGCTTGCTTCTTGGTGCTCGGGTTCAGGTTCTGGAGCATCGTCTTCAGTGACGTGCCCGCGTCCGAACCCTTGATGCCGGCGTTACCGAGTGCAGCGATTGCGACCGTCAAGTCGGAGAAGGGAACGCCGACCGTATGGGCGACGGCTCCCGCCTGCTGTAGTGACTGACCAAACTCCCCAACGTCGATGGCCGAGGCATTCGCCGCTCCAGCGATGAGGTCTGCGACTCGCGGTAGCTCCTTCGCGGAGAGACCGAAAGCGTTCATCGCGTTGGATGCGATGGTGGCAGCGACCGGAAGGTCCACGCCTCCGGCTGCCGCTAGGGCAACAGTCGCGTCGGCTGCCCCGCCGAGAATGTCGGTTGTGGAGACTCCGGCCTTGGCCAGTTCCTCCATCGCAATGGCGGCCTCGGACGCGCTGAATTTCGTGTCTTTGCCGATCCGCAGCGCCGTCTCACGAATCTTGTCCATCTCTTGGCTAGTTGCGCCAGAGACAGCCCCCACCGCGCTGATCTGCTTCTCAAAGTCGGCCGAGGTCTTGACGGCCAGAGCGAATGCACCGACGAGCAGCCCACCAGCGATGGCGCTGCCCTTGGCGAAAGCGTTGATGCCCTTAGCAGAACGACCAGACGACTTGTCCAGGTCGTCCATATCGCCCTTGGCACGCTTCGCACCTGTGCCGTCGTATGTAGTTCTTATTCGCCCTTCGGCTGTACCAAGATTGGTGTTCGCCAAGGCTTCCGCCTTACCGGCCAGGTGTGGTGCCAGAGGTCGGGGTGCCCCTTCGGTACTGGGCCTGGAACCCGAGCCGCTTCCTCAAGTGGTTGGTGCGCTTGGCTTTCGTCTGCTTCGCTGTCTTGGCTTCGATCTCATCTAGCTCGTTGGATATGGTGTTGCCGAAGACGCTGACCGCCTCATCCAACTGATAGGCGTCATACGGGTCCTCGATGACAAGTAGCTCGCTCGGTCGGCACCCCCAGGTCTTGGCGTGGTTATACAGGTTCCACAGAAGCGGTTTCTTGATCAGCGCGAAATCGGTCCACGTCGCGGGTGCCCCCGACCGCGTAATTCCAGATGAACTGCTTGTCCTCGAAGCCCACCCACTCGATGTAGGCGAGTTCGGTCACGCCGTCCTCGGCAACGGTGGGCCACTCGTGCATCGGCAAGGAGTTGCCGTCCTCGTCCTGAGGAGTCGGGCGCAGCTTCGGCTCCACGACTACAAACATGGCCACGAGGTCGAAAAGCTCCATCATCTCCGTCATCATCGAGGAGTCGATCTGGGAGACGATCTCAGCCCTGGTAACGTCCTGCCCCTTGGCTGCTGCCTCCAGACCCTTCTCGACCAACGGCATGAGAGAGTTGGGGATCACACCAGCCTGAAGGAGCGCGATCATTCCCGGCCGCCGGACACGAGCGACAAGCCCGCTTGGCATTGTGAGGAGTTCGCCCATCGCCCTCGCCCGTAGCTCAGCGATGGACGTGACCTTTGCTCCACTCGCCTCAGCCGTTCCTAGGGTGCGGCCAGACTCCTGATCCTTCCGGGCCTTCTCGATGGCAGCACGAAGCTCCTCAACCGATTCGCCGGTTGGGAGAGTGGCCGTTCCTATGGCCTCCTTGGCCTGTGCAGCCCGGCGCTTCTTCTCAGCAGCCGAGACCCCACCAGCTCGCTTTGTGGGCTTCCTCGTGGTTCCTGCAGTCTTCTTCTCCGCCATGCTGGCCTCCTAGGGCTCCGATGGACGACGGACGGACTAGATTGCGTTCAGTGGCCCGTACACGATGCACGTCACCGAGGTCTGGAACGAGTGGGTGATGTTGATGTTCCCGTTGATGTCGCGGAACCGCTCGGCCGAGAGCAGAAAGTGCCGCTCACCGGTCGTTGCAGGAACCGAGTGCGAGAGGTCTGGGTTCATCGGGGTAGCTGCGCCGGGAGGACCTGTCCCAGAGGTTGGGTCATCCACGACGACGACGTCAGCTGAGCCTCCGGCGTTCTTCACGATGAGGAGGTACTTGCCGGTGGAGCCGACTGGGATGGTGTCGGATGCGCCCACGGCCGCGTACGCCGGGTTGCCGGCGGGCACGACAGGAGGGACCACCGGTGTCTGTACGGCCATGGTCCCTCCTTCCTAGGCGATGGGCGTGACGGTCTCGTTGTTGACGAAGGAGTACAGCTTGCCGATGTGGGCCGCCTCTGCGGACGGGAACCCGTTACCGGTCGCGCCGGTCACGTGGAACTCGCCATCGGCGAACTCGCCCTCGATGTCGCCGGTCAGCTTGGCGCGGAAGATGAGCGCGTGGACGTCACCGCCCGAGTCTGACATGCTCTGGCCTTCAACCTTGAAGTAGGGACGGGCATCCGTCGCCAGCTTCGTGTAGGTCTTGACCATGTTGGGGGTCGTCCCGGTGTCCACCGTGGCGCCTCCCGCGATGAGCTTGTAGGGCTCCAGCGGCAGGCCTCCGTTCTCCAGCTCAACTTCGATCTGAGGACCGGCGCCACGCGAGGCGATGGTCTGGTCGTCGCCACGAAGCTCCGAGAAGTCTTCGGACTCTGACCAACTCCAGGTCCTCGCGTACGGCAGATCAACCAGCGAGCCGGGCGTGGTCCAAGGAGCCGGGAGCGCCCGAAGCTGGGTGTCCCGGATTCCGAACGGCAGCGCCGTTGTCGTGATTGGCATCTGGTGTTTCCTCCCCTCTAGGTATCGGTGGTTCCTGGAATCGTAGCGTCTCCACGAGGAGACCGGTTCTCACGTCGAACCTGTGCAGTACAACAACGCCAGGAGCCTTGCCGCAGAACTGCGATGCACACGAGACCTCAATCAGCCCCTTGTCAGGGATCAGAAGTCCATGCTTCTTCTTTCCGCAGTGAAGCTCCATCGTCGCCTACTTCTTGCTGTCGTCGGCCGAGCCTCCGGCCGTGGTGACTGGGTTGGTGCTCCCGCCTCCCTCCGCCTGACCTTCGCCGGACGCCGTGTCTGCGTCTGGATCGGTCATGAGCACGTCGCGGGAGACGACCGGCGTGTCCATCGTCGCGACGGCTCCGCCCGGTGTGTCGAACTCCCGTCGCCCTTCGGCCGCCTGAACTCCCGTTGCCCGGCCTGACGGTGAGACAGTCAGCGCCTTGAGCTTCAGGAACGGGATCAGGTTCTCCGGCACCCCTTCCTGCACCATGATGTCCGACTCGACATCGGTCAGGTGGTCCTGGACAAGTGTGGGGAGGTCCTGGACCGGAAGCGCGAAGCGGTTGCCCGCGTGCCACACGAGGTCTGGCATGTCCTCGCCGGGATCGAACCCCTGGTTGTGCCTGAAGTCTTCCCGCGTGATGATACGGACATCAGCCGTCCCGATGTAGACGGCGGTGCGCTCCTTCTTCTTGGTCATATTCACCCCCTTCCCTATGATCCGCTGTAGACTACCTCGAACGTGGCGAATTGGACCGAAGCTCGCCACGAGTCATCGACCAGTTCACCAGAGTCACCTTGCCACTTGATCTGGCTGATCCAGCCATCTCCGTGGTCGATCGGATTTGTGCCTTCGAGGATCGCCCTTGCTCGTACGAGTGTTGCGAGGATGGCGGAGTACTGGCCCATACGGTCGTAGACATACAAGAAGAACTGCGCCCGGTTGACTGGCCCGATTCCTGGGATCACTGGGTCGAACCGAAGAACAGCGAACTTGCCCTTGGTTAGATCGGGTGTGGTGGTGATGGACCCAGCGTTGAAGAGACGTGCATCTGGGATCGACGCAGAGAACTCGCCATCCAGGACGAGCTTCGTCCGGATCATCGCCTTGGCCGCCATCTAGCCCATCCTCGCGAAGAGGGTCCGCATGTTCGCCATCACCCTCGCGCCCATCACCCGGATTGTCTGCAAGATAATTCCGTTGACGCCTCCGAACCGGACCTCCAGCCATATGCCGTATGGGACACCGTGTGCGGCGATGATTGAAGAGGAGGTCCCGCCGTGCTCAGTCCTCGCGCTCAAGGAGTTCCGGGCGTTGGTCGTCTGGTCCTGCCACGGCGCGTTGGACTTCATGTAGTTCTCGACCTGCGGCCGGGAATACTCCATCACCGCAACCATGCCCTTGATGATCTTCTGATCAAGCTCACCAATGTTCTCGAACAGCGACCGATCCACCCACACGAAGTCCGGACCCTTAGCCACGGTACACAACCTCAGCCTTAGTCTGGTACGAACGGTCTGGGTGCACAAACACGACCTCGTACTTCACGCCGTCAATGTAGAACCAATCTCCATTCTCAATGTCGGCTCCATACTCGCCGAGCAGGATGAACTCCGGAGTTAGGCTCTGGCCCTCGATAGTTCGCCGTTCGGGAAGCTGCTGCACCGAGGCAATGAGCATCATCGACTTCCCGCGAACCTGGCGCTGGTTGGTCCGGTTGAACGAGCCTCCATCCCACACCAAGTCTTCGCGGGAGAGCAACGGGACAATCTTCGACGGGTCGCGAGCGATGACCTCCGCTGTGTTGCGGCGGTTGGCCTCTAGCTCGGCTTGTCGGTTCATTCGCGAACGATCGGCCGCACTCGGGTTCCCGTCCCAGCTGGTGCCGCTCCGGCGTCGCCTTCCTCGGCCAACTCTGTGTACTTCTCCCACATCTTGAGCGCCATCGGGTGAAGTTGGCTGTTCTTGCGGGAGGAACCGGACTCGCTCACGTCCGTCAACTCCGCGTAGCGAGCCGCCTTCTTCTCCCACCCATCAGCGGCAGCCGCCTCCAACGAGGTAGCTCCCGCCAAGAGGAGGTCGATGTCGCGCGACTCCCAAGCAGAAGTCGTGTCCGTCTCGCCAATCATCTCGCGGACGCGACGCCTTGCATTGTCCACGTCGGCCGGGATCGGTGTCGCCATTAGTCGCCGCTCCTCGCGTGCGGGTGGACCCAGATGCTACCGGCCCGCAGAACGGTTTCGTTGGTCGTGCTTCGCTTCCACACGACTGAGTAATACATCTCCACAATCTCGTCAGTATTGAAGCTGGCCACCAACGTAGGGTCGTCAGGGATTGTGATGCGGAAGATATCGGCAGAGATGTACGTTCCGTCCACACCGATTTCCGCGCTAGCGTCCACAACCGAGAGGTCGCGCTTGGCCGTGAAGCGAACGGTGTCGGTATTGAGGAAGCCTCCGGCGATGGCAACCGGCGCGACATCGAACACGGCCTGCTCACCGCGATAGATGTCTAGGTGCACGGTATCAAAGCCCACTCATTTCCTCCTGGTGATATCGCCGGAAGGTCTCTCATACGTCAGTGTTGAAGTATCGCGCCGGAGTATACCCTCTGGACGGCCTCGACTGACGTCACCTGATCCGCCTACGTCGTTGATGTCTCCCTCTGGCCGGACGTACGGCTGTGGCTCTTGCCCACCTAGGCGGAGGATTGGCCTCGCGCTATCTGTCTCGACAGCCACGCCGACCGCGACGAGCTTCCGACGCGAGAAGGAAAACGCAGAGGAGGTCTCCTGCGCACGTCCAATCGTCCTGGACTTCGCCCGGCCCATCGGCTGCGCTATCTGCGAGTCAATTGCCCGCCCAACTGCACGCTCCTTCCGGCGCGAAAAGGCGAACGCAGTATTTGTCTCAACAGCTACACCGACAGGCCTCGACCTTTGTGCACGGATTGTCCCTGCAGTGTCAATCTCTGTGGCCCGGTTTACCGGTATGTTCTTCGTGCCAGCTGAGGTGATCGGCCGAGCGGTGTCGTTCTCAACCGCTGGCCCGTACGTCTTGGACTTGAATCGGGTCAACGGCCGCCCAGTATCCGTCTCTGTTGCGACGTTGACGGCTCGGATCTTGGTCTCCGTCAGCGCTGTTGCGGTATCCGTCTCGGTAGCTCGCCCGATGGCCTTATTCTTACTAGGCGGAATGGTTCTTGCGGAATCCGTCTCTATGACCTGGTTAACGAGCTTTTCCTTGCGCCTCGAAACTACGCCCGCCGTATCTGTTTCAGTCGCCCGGTTTACCGCACGCTGCTTCGTCCGAGCTAGCGCCGTTGCCGTATCAGCCTCCGTCGCAGTCGCGAGGGTCCGCTGCTTCCTCCTCGCGAATGGCGTGGCGGTATCGGTCTCAACCGCTGGGCCGAAAGTGATGCGGGCCGGGAGAACGAAGCGCGTGGCTGTCTCAATCGACGTGGCCTGGCCAATCGTCCTCCGCTTCTGCGGGGTAATCGACATCGCCAGGTTCGTCTCGACCGCTTGGCCGATCGTGCGCTGCTTGCGACGAGCAAACGCCTGGGCTATCTCGTTGGTCGTTGCCTGACCAATCGTCCGCTGCTTTACCCGGCCGAAAGGTTGCGCGGTATCGGTCTCGGTAGCTCGCCCGGCCGTAGCCTGCTTCTGCGGAGCAATCGGCCGAGCGGTATCTGTCTCAACTGCTGGGCCGATGGCGTCGAGCTTTACCCGGCCGAAAGGTTGCGCCGTATCAGTCTCGACTGCTTGCCCGACATTGACGTTAGTCGCGCCACCGCCAGCAGCATCATTGAGCGGCCGGAACGCACCCAGGAATGCGAGCTTCTCATCCGACGAAGAGTTGCTACCGACGAGGCTGCCCGTAGCACCATCGGCATACTGGACCTTAGTTGCAACCGTGATGTTGGGCTGCTGAATGTGTTCAGTAAAGCCGGACGGCTGCGTCCAGTCGCTAGCGCCATTGATCCCAGAGCCGGTCCAGAACAGCAGACGATCATCACGAGGAGGCATGACCTCGGTCGCCGGAGTGTTCGTCCCATTACCAACCGCCGTCTCGTGATCCACCGTCGTGTCGAACGGGTCTCCGGTAAGAACTGCGGCAGATATTGTTGTCGCAGTTGCCGTCCGCTCACACGATCCGGTCCAAGTGAAGTTGTATGTCCCAGAATCGCCTCCGGTTAGCCGCTTCCACCATATCTGATCCCGGAGACTTCCAGAGTTCTGGTCCTTGCTTGACTTCAGGTTCCATGTGCCGTCCGGAGGAGTCACTCCAGTGGGCAGTCCGGCACCAGAGTCCTCGAACAGAAAATGGATAGCAACGACCTTGTCGGCAGTGTCCGCATCAGCAGGAACTGGGACATTACCTGAAGTCGTTGGCCCGACATACGTTATGAATGTCGTCAGGCCAGGAACCGGGACCTTGCTACTCGTTCCCTTAATCTCCCACACGGCCATCCGGCCGCGTTCCTGAACCGGCGTCCGGTTCATCGGCACGCTTACGGTCGCAGGAGGAGTTACCGGAACAGTACGCCGGGCGAAGACGCCACCGGAGGTCGCGCCAGTCGCGATGTCGGACTCCGCGATGAACGTCGCACCAGACCCGGCTGAACCTGTTGTGGCGTCCCAGTTTGCGATCAGTCCGAGGACAAGGCTCTGGTCTCGCTGGGTTGCAATAGTCTGGTAGTCCACAGGGTCGCCATCGGAGCTGGTGTGCGTCCCGACCCCTAGCGCACCAAGCCAGTCAGCTACGTCATGGTGTGAGACTTCGCCAACCCAGCCACCAATTGGATCAACGTCATCAGCGCTGAACGTAACCGTCTGCGAAACGTCGTTGGTATCATTGACGAGCTTCGCCCAGACGCCAATCGCGGTTTGGAGGCTATCACTGTTGAAGTGCCGCCTGGTGATCTCAACCCAAGACTCCGTTAGCGAGTCGGAGATGGAGATACCGTTGAGGTTCGCCCCAGAGGTCGAGTCAGCCCAAGCTGCCGCGACGAGGAGCCGCCCAGACTTCGGCGTGAAGCTACCAGTCGTCGTGGAGGTCGCAGTTGCGGCCGGAGCCGTCCCTATCAAGCTCCTCCACAGTGGAGGGACAACCGGCAGGAGCGGAGCCGATGGATAGAATGGTCGCTTGTAACCACGCCGCCGTAGCAGGTGGTATATCAGGAGGTCTTTTGGGTATGGCACGAGTGCCTATGGGGTCAGGCGTTCATGACCAAGACGTTGAGATAGTCCACCTGAACCTGGTTGGCTGCGTTGGAGACGGAGAATGCAGCGCAGACTCCGAAGCACCAGTTGATGGTCGTGTCGCGGGTCACGGTCCTCGCAGCGGCCGTAACCGGAATCGCGTTGGCGGAGAAGGCGGTGAGGCTCGTACCGAACTCCAAATCACCTTGGCCAAGAATCGTCCCGGAGGTCCCGTCCACAGTGATGAGCCCTAGGTACTCCATCCTCCAAGGGATCGACGTCAACGCGGTGCAGGCGATAGCCGCGCTCTGGGCGAGGATACTCGTGATCGCAGCAGGCTGCCCGGTAGCTCCCGGCAGACCCGCATAGATACCAAGCTGAAGCGTCGGTGTTGCTGTCGCGCCCCAGTTCCCTTGAACCTCAACCTTGATCCGGACGCCACGCTTCAGCCGACCACCGACAATGATCGGGCAGGGGTTCGGGCTGACGTCTCTGTTGGTCGTGAAGGTGTTGATGGCCGTACCAGCAGCGGTGTGGAACGGGTCAACCGGCTCCGCAAGGAAGAGGCTGGCCCCTCCCTTCATCGCATAGACCGGCTCGCCCTTCGAGTTCAGACCAACGAACTCCGCCGCATCGAGCCGTTCCCGTCGCCGCTCCAGGTCCTCTCGCGTATGCCTCGGCCGTGGCGCGAGTTCGATCGCTCCGTGCCGATTCATCAGGCTGCCCTGTAGAACCCGAGCGCCGCCACAACAGCCACGACGTCAGAGCCGTCCGGGGTGATCACGAAGTCGTGATATGTGCAGGGCCTGATGTTCGTGTCGGTTCCGGCACCGGTGTCGTTGTCGTAGTTGACGAGGAGCCGGGAGATGGGGTTGTTGCCGGTCGTGGTGAGCGCGGTCCACGTCAGGTCCGGCATGTCGATATCGACGCGGTTGTTCGTGTCATCGACGGTAACGGTGATCGACGCGGTGACGGTCTTGCGGACATAGGTGCCGCCTGCCGGCTCGTTGTTGGCCGCCGTGTAGAGTGCACCCAGGTCGTCGTAGTTGTTGAGGGTGTCTTCAGCTTCGAGTCCCGTGGTCTCCACAAGTGTGACGACGAGCGCGTCTGCGGCGGCCGGGAGTGCGGCCAGAGTCTTGAACTCTCCCTTGACGTTGTTGAAGACGCCATCAGCCATCGGACGTCTCCTCCTCAGTCACTTGCTCAATCGCTTCCAGGATCGGCTCGTCATCGGAGACGCGCTCGACTTCCCAGTTGTTGAGGTTCAGGCGGTCATCGTCGGCGTTGTCCGGATCAAGCTCCCCGAAGCCGGTGAGCCGGTAGACAGCATCACCGAGGTTGGCCGTCCGCAGCACCACGAAGACCTCGAACATGGAGCCGAACGGGTGCTCCAATTCCCTCGCGATGTGGCGAGCGTTGAAGCCATGTGTCACAGGAAGCTCGCCCACAATGTGGACGGAGCCGTCTGCTTTCCGCCGAATCTGGAGCGAGGCTCCTGCCGGCATGCTCTTCCTCCTTGTCGGTTCCTGGCCCACTGCATGGCTCTGCATGGAGCGGAGCCGGTGCCGTGGGGGAAGAGACCAGGGAGGCGATACCGGGTCGCGGCACGCCTCCCTGGCCCGGTCACCTACTCGACCGGCTCGGTGCTCCTCTCCGACTGCATCTCGTCGTCCTCCACAAGCGCGGTGACCAGGTCGGCCTTGCGCTGGGAGTCCGGCTCGATGGTGTCGTCCTCGTCGCGGTCGGCGTTGCGGCGGCTGATCTCTGCCTGCAGCTGCGGCACGGTCTGCCGGCTGTACTTGGCCTCCGCGTCGTCGCCGTCATCGGCAGAACCCGACGCCTGCAGCGCGTCCGCTTCCATCTGCAGCTGAGCCTGCTGCAGTTCGATCTGGCGCAAACGGTCTCCTGCGTCCAGCGTCTGGGAGACGGGCGGAGGCGAGACAGTAGCAGTGCCGGTGACCGGGTTGTTGCCGGTGAAGTTCTCCGGCAGTCCACCCTGGAGCGCCTCCAGTTCCTTGCGGTGCCGACGCTCGATCACCCGACGCTGGTACTCGCTCTGGAGTTCGAGTGGGACGAGTCCGCGCTGGTTCGCGAACTCCCAGTCATCGTCGTTCCATTCGGCCGGGTCGTTCAGCTGGATGCGCTCCAGCCGAGTCGGCTCCTCGGCACCGGACTTGACAGCGAGGAGACGGCGCAGGCCTTCCTCGATGTCGTTGACGTTCATGGTGCTCAACGAGTTTCCTCCTCTCGTGGCCTAGACGTACGCGGTCGGGATGGTGTAGCCGGTGCCCGGCGCGGTGACGATGTCCATGACGACGCCGGCACCCCGCTTGCGCACGCCCGTCCCGAGACCCCGGTTGTAGAAGGAGTCGATGAGCGGGTAGTCGGGCTGCGCACCCTTGACGAGCCGCAGGCCCGGCGCACGCGGGTTCTCCCGGATGCCCACCGGGTTGTCGGCCGCGTTGGCCCCACCGGTGGCGAACCCGAAGATGTACCCGGCCGGCATCCAGTCGTCCTCCACGATCAGGAGGTTGCCCCAAGAGCCGATGACGTTGAGACCGGCGATGGTCCCTGCGGGCTGCCCGCCGCCGACCAGCCCGGAGGCGAGGAAGGCGGGCTGGGACGTGGATGGGATGAAGTCGTACTTGGAGTTGGCCACCCCGGCCCGCAGCCCCCGCACGATCGCGGTGTTGGCAGAGTTGAACATCAGGACGATCCGGCTGCCCACGTCGGCACCGAAGCCGTGGTGGGTCAGGTGGGTCTCGATCGCGTCGAGGTCGGTGGCGTCGTAGATGTTCGTGGTGGTGGACGCGGAGTTCAGGAAGTGGGTGTGGGTGGAGAGGTGCGTGTTGTTCTTCCAGGGTGGCGGCACGGTGCCGTCGTTGTTGTAGAACGGGTACACGTTGTACACGGTCCCGTTCAGGTCCGTGGTCCTATTGACGTTGTTGAAGATCGCCTTGAGGACCCGGCTGAAGACGAGCCGGTTATCAGCCTCCAGCACCTGGTTGTTCAGGGTCGCCAACTGGTTGGCCGACGCACCCAGGAGGAACTTCCAGGTGTAGCTGACGCCGATGTCGTACCAGCGGAAGTCGTATGCCAGGGAGAAGTACGAGACTCCCCTGATCCGCTTGGGCTCACCGAACTCCGACGCCTCCTCGAAGTCCACCGTAGGCACCTGCGGCACGTCCTCCACCGGCTCCGTGACCGTGAAGGTAAGGAAGTTGATGATGGCCTGCCGCTGAGCGTTCCACGCACCGAGGATGGCCTGGAAGTCAGCCCACAGCTGGTTGAGGTCCCGCCCATCCGTGGTGGTGGTAAGGACATCGCCCTCAGTGTTGACGCCTCGGGAACCTCCGGCGATGCCGGGGTACAGCCCGAGCTTCCTCCAGTCGATCGGCTCCATGCCCCGGTGGATGCCTCGCGGAGAGGCGAAGCCGGGCAGGACGATCTTGGGAGCGGCCGGGCGGTACAGCTTCTGCCGCGACGCTTCCAGTAGTGCGATATTGTGGCTCTGCACAGTCTTCCTCCTCCCCTACTCAGCAGCCTGGACGCCGACGCGGACCACCAGCCGGGACGCTTCGACAGCGTACCCGATCGGCTTGGACCCGACCGCCGTGGCGAGCGCCAGGAGACCGGTCGCACCGATCCCCCACACACGCGCCCCAGCGGTGAGTGGCGTGGTGCCGTCGGACAGCGTCGCCTCCACGATCTCACCGGCGGTCATGACGTCCACGATATCACCGACCGCCTTGGCCTTGGTGTTGACCATGATGCCGAGGATGCCGGAGGTCCCGGCACCCTTCACCACTCGGCCGTTGGCGTCGAGACCCACCGCGAACGGCTTGCTCAGGTCAGCCGCGAGCACGGCCGCTGCGACCGGCGCTCGAAAGCCTCCTGTTCTCGGACCATACTTGTCGTACCTCGCCATCACCCCTCCTTGTGGGGGCTATGCGGGCTTGTTCGGCTGGATGAGCCGGGAGCGAACCGCTGGGGCCATCGCCGCTTGATCTGCAGTGAGACCGCTAGGAAGTCCGTTGTCCTGCTTCTTGCCTCCGCCGACGCCAGCACCGCTCTTGGGCTGGGAACGGCGAACCAGGTGCTGCTTCTCCTTGACCATCCGAGCGATGACCTTCGACACCTCAGCGTCGTCCGTCGAGCCGTCCTCTTCCACTTCGAGGTCGGCAAGCTCGCGGAGCGCGATGTACATCGCGTCCGATGGGTCCACCCAGTCCACCTTGCTGTTGCGGAAGAAGGCGACTTGGAGTGCGAGTTCCCGGTTGACGGACGTGAGGTGCGAGACTCGTCCCTCTGCCTCGGCAAGCTCGCCCTTGACGCGCTCGACCTCTGGCCGGTCCTTGTCCAACTCCGCACGCGCGTCCCGGTAGCGCTTCTCTGCCTCGGATGCACGCTTGTCTGCCGCTGCGATCTTGGCACGAGTCTTCCGCGCTCGCTCGTCCTCTTCGCGCTTCCTCCGCTCGGCGTCCGCTGAACGCCGGTCCTGCGGCTTGTCCTTGTCCTTGTCATCGTCGGCATCGTCAGCAGAGTCAGAGTCGTCATCGGCGCCACTGTCGCCGCTGTCGTCCCCTTCGCCTCCGTCGTCGTCGCCGCCGGTGTCATCGGCGCCACTGTCGCCGGGATCGGTCACGCTGCCGCCTGCGACACTCCAGATGGGCCGGTGGAGCCGGTCCCAGCCGATGATCTGCGGACGGGCGAGCAGGCCCGATCGGTGAAGCTGGTCCCTGAGCCTCTGACTCATGGGCGAAACCCTCCTCTGAAGGGTGTTGGAACTGGATTAGTCGTGGAGTATAGCTTAGGTGGAGCGACGCCGGAGCCGTCGCCTCTGCTTCGCTAACCATTGCTTTTTGAATTCTGCGAACCCGCTGATCCTCTTGGTGCTCTTTGTCTCTTTGAATTCTGTCCCAGGTATGCGCTTCATCGCGTGAACGTCCCTATCTGCTTGAGCTTGACGCGCCAGACCTGATTGGCCTTGTCGAAGACTCTAGCCCGGACCTGATAACGTCCAGCCGTGATCCACTCTACCTGTGGGATCATCATCTCAGCCGCGTACGGCGAGATGTTCAGCGATTGTGAGCCGGGTACTAGCTCGTACACCACGCCAACCATGTCGTCCTCGAAGATGTTGAACTCAGCGAAGTCCTCGCCAATCTCCCGGTTCGCTGACCATGACGACATATTGATGTCGATTTCCTGCCCAGGGCGGATCGAACCAACCTCAGATTTCTTCACACCAATGCCGCGATGCAGGGTTGGTGCGTTCGCCTCCGCCTGCTCCAGCGCAGAAAGAATCCTGTCTGCTCGCTCCCGACCTTCCCGCGTCGCTCCTCGGAATAACTCTAGGACGTGACGCCGAACCTCGTTGACCGTATCGAAGTCCTGCGTCCACAAGTCCATATCAGCGAGCCACTGCTGATATTCCCGGTCATCGGCAAGCTCGCGGGCCAGACGCTCCCGGAGGTTGGTCGCATCCTCGAAGTCCGTAGAGTGGATACGCTGAGACTCATCTAGCCAGGGACGTTCACGTTGTGGCGCTGCACGCTTCTGCACACGTTTGACTGGCACCTGAGGTCTCGCCTTGACCGACTTCTTGAGCGCACTGGAGAGATGAGGAGCGTTCCCCTCCACGAACTCGTCCAGCCAGTGGTCGTAGCCGCCGGTGAGGAACTTGTTCTGGAACTCCTCGACAGAAGGCGTCTCGTACAAGAGGAAGCACAAGCAGTTCGGGTGTGGCTTCCCCGGAACGTTCGCCTTGCTAAAGACTCCCGTCCCATTGTAGTCCGCATAAGCGTTGCACTGGTCGGGTCTCGGATGGCTACCGGAGAGTTGCCACTTGTAGCCCTCCACGAACGGGTTCGTCAGCGTCGTCCTGATCTGCGTAGTGTGGAAGGCATTGTTCAACTCTGTGCGGGCTAAGCGTTTCGCAGCCGAGCCGACGCCTCCCGGCGTGAACGGTGAGATGAACTTCCGAGCCTCGGCCGCAAGCTCGCTCCAACTCGACCCGGTGGCGACCATATTGTTGATCGTCCGGTACAGCTGGTCTTTGGCAAGTGCACCAGTTCGGTAGACCTGGCGGGACAAGGGAATGTTGTTCATCCCTCGTGAGATCAGGTTGTCCGCTCCGCGCCGAGCCTGGGCAATAATCCCCTCGCGCAAGCCGGGTATCTTCCCTAGCTGGCCCTCTAACACATCGAGGACTTTGAAGAACGAGACTCCGGCTGTCTCCGCGCTGCGCCTAACCCCATCCTCGATGGCACGTTGAACCGGTCCCGACATCGAAGCATCAACGATCTTCGCAAGCTCAATGCGGGCCACGGATAGCTGCGCAGCCCGGACCCTTGCGCCGATCCCCTCTCGTCCCGCTAGGCGGCGAATCCGCTCCTCGGCATCGAGCGACGCTGCCAGAAGCTGTTCACGTAACACAGCTTCAGTGACGCGCTGCTCGGAGAGGTAACGCGCAAGGTTGCCCTGCTGGAGTTGCGGGACGAGGACGGGCACACGCTATCGCTTGATGGTCGTGCCGCGAACGAGACCGGAGTTGGGACGGGACGGGCCAGTGGTGAACCGACCGGCGGCCATGTTGCCTCCGCTAGTGGCTCCGCCGAACTGCTGCTTGACGAGCGACGCCTGGAAGGTCGCTGTCTGACCGGCCTGCCGAATGAAGATGGCTCGGGTTGCCATTACTTCCTCGCCTTCTGACGCTGCTGCGCCTTCTTCCTGGATGTGGATGCGCCGGTCCTCTTGCGGAAGGTCGATGGGGAGACCGGCTTGCCCCCAAGGATCGGCTTCTTGCCGGCCGCGATGCGAGCCGTGTTGCTACGCTTCCGCCTCCCCAACGCCCGCAACGACTTCCGGCGACCAGGGGTGCTCACGCTGGGACCTCCTCGGCTGGTACGGGTCCATCGTTCCCTCCAGCAAGCTCCTCTCCGCCTCTGGCCGCAAACGGGTCGGCAGCGGCCGTGCTAGCCGCCTTCTCCGCCATCGCTGCGGCCGCCATCGCTGCGGCTCCGTCCGGGAACTTGTAGCCTAGCTTCTCCGCTTCGGTGAGGAAGAACTCACCAGTGATCACGCTGTTCGTGAGCATTAGCACAAGCTCCGCGAACTTCTCCTTGCGGTTGACCGGGAGCTTGGACCCGAGCGTCGCCTCCACCATGACCGAGAGGAAGCTCTGTCGCTCGTACGCCGGGAACCACCCAGTTTGTAGGTCGTACCACAAGTTGGCAAGCGTGTCGGTGGCGTCCAGGTCGTAATACCCGACACGGGAAAGCAAGGGGTCCATCCGGATCGCTAGCGCAATCCCTGACTCTGCCACACTTACGTCAACCTTGCCGATTGCAACGTCATTCGCGCCGGTGGCCTCGCGAGCCGCGTCCCTGATCCAGTTGACGTGCTCTAGGTACGGAGCCACGGTCGAGATGCCGGTGACTCGCCGGAAGTTCGAGTCAGGGTCCGTCTCGACAACACGCCCTGGGCCCAGGGGCCACGCCGGTAGCTCGTTCCCGTCCGCGTCGCGAGGAGGACCACCCTCCGTCGCATACATACCGAGCCCATCCAACGCCAGGCTTAGCTCCTCGTCGCTGATCCCCTGGTTGATCGCGGCGAACAGACGCTCAATGCCTCGGACCTCACTCGACCCGAACGGCCGGTTGGCGGTTGGGTTGTTGCGGACGTGGTACACAGGGATCGCCTGAATGGCCGGGTCAAGCTGTTCCTCCGCCAAGGTCTCAAACTCGGGCGGCACCGTCTCTGGGTCCTTCTCCAAGTCCAGCCACTCGCCTCCCTCCGGATCGAAGTAGAACAGCGAGCGGAAGATGGTCTTGTCGCCCTGGTCGTTCACTTCCTGTCGGTACAACAGTCTCCGTACGAAGGTCTTGTCACCGATCGCCACGAGGTCTGCTAGCGCCACAGCTTCAAGAGTGCTTGGGTCCGTGATGTCCCGGTAGATGGGGAAGTACGACGTGGGATCGACGCCTTGAATGGAGATTCGCTTGCCATCCGCCCGGTCTGGGTCAGCGAACACGTGGAATAGCCAGTCTCCGCGCATGATCCCATACAGCTTGTTGGCATGGAAGTTGCTGAAGAACTTCTCACGCTTGTGCAGGGTATCGAGCGCGAAGGCGAGCCCAGCCCGATCTGCCTCGTTGGGGGTGACGGCCGGGTCTAGTCCCTCCTTGATCACGTGTCCCAGATCCTTGCACACATAGCGAGCCGTCGTGTCCACAATGGTGCGAGCACTTGGTATGTAGATCGGGTTATTCTCCAAGCCTCGGGACGTGAGCTTGAAGACGGTCGGGTGGCCCCAATAGATCTGCTCATACAGTTGGTATGAGGCAATGCGCTCCTGCTCGGCCGCCGGAACCCAACCCGGCAGGTTCTCCATCAATGGCCGGGCCGTGCTGTATGGCGTCCAAGCGACGGTCAAGGCTTCTTCCCCTTCTTCTTGCGCTTCGGCTCGGGCCAGGATGGAACGGGGAACATCTCTGCGATTGGTATGGCGATATTATCAACCATCAACTCAACCTGCTGCCGGAAGTTCTCCCACAGGATATTGTAGGCTACTCCACCCAGCGCGACCGGAAGCGTCAGCCGGATGATATCCGTTGCGTCACGATGGTGGAGATGAGTTAGCTCGTGGACAAGCGCGTTGCGCTGCTCGACGGGCGGGAACTCGCGGAAGTCCCGGTCAAGGCGAAGCACTGCCCGCCGTCTCCCGTCTGTGGGGTGTATGGAGGCGAGCGCATCGCAGTCGTCGTTGTCGGCTGTGGTCTCGTGGGAGAGGATGACCTCCCAGTCGCGTAGCCCGAGCCGGTCACGCACCCAGCCGAGATAGAGCTTGAGCGCCTTCCAGTCCCGCTGCGACCAATGAGCCGGTCGTCTAGGTCTCGGATGCTCGTCCTCGGCTCGGCTCACAGCGAATCCTTGGGCGGGAGCGGCAGCCAGGCGTGTTGATGGGAGCGGTACTGCTCGACTCCGCCGTCAGCCGTCGCCGGGAAGCCTTTGAGCGCACCACATCCAGGGCAGTAACGTCCCCAGCGAGCCTGGGCCTCAATCGAGAGTGGACGGACCTCGTGGATGGCTTCGGGGATCGGCGCTCCGCCTTCGGTATCGAGGAACACAATGCGGGTCCGGCCGCCATGACCGTGGATCGCATGCAGCCGCTCGATGTCCTCGGCTAGCTGATCGGTCTGGTGTTCCGTCATCCAGCGATAGGCGCAATGCCCGTCGGAGTATTGCACCCCTTCGACAACGAGACCTTCGCCGGATATCCCGGTCTCATCTTCGTCGCGAATGAATACGAATCTCCGCTGCATTAGGCCACTCGCTTCCGTCGTCGCTGTGGTGTTCCAGACAGGCCCGAACCACGAACTGTAGAGCCGGATGGGCGCTCGATCTTACCGAAGTATCCACGATAGAACCTGCCCAGCGCCTCCGGGCCGTGGTTATCCTTGTCCAGCGGCTCGTCGTTCGGGTTCCGCAGGCTTTCCTCCTTGGTCTCCGGGTAGCGATAGTCTTGCATCTCTCGAATCAGGTTGTGGCACGACGGGTCCACAAGCAGTCGCGGGCCACCGACTATTGGAGCGCCATCCGTACCCAGCGGATAATGCCCGATCAGCGCAGGCTTCAGCGCTCGCCGGATTAGCTCCAGCCGGGTCTTGAGTTCGCCGCCGGTATTAGTGGCCGCTCTGACGCGCCACTTCTTCTTCAACGTGTGGGTATCGTCCGGCTCGGCCGGGTCCGGGTAGATGGTGCGGACCTTGGAGAGTAGCGGCCACCGTCGCGAGAGGTCGTCAGCGACCTCAGCCGTATCCCGCTCCGTCTCATAATTCTCCGACAGAACGTACACATTGCCATTCTTATCGACTTGTAGGAGTAGCACAACGAACGGGTTGGTCCAGCCGTAGTCGATCGCCGCGAAGATGGGCAGCGCCGGGTTGTAGGTCAAGGCTTGAACGTGGTACTCCTCGTCCCAAGTCTTGAAGACGGCTCCCACGAACTCGGTGAAGAGGGCCTGGACCTCCTGGTCGAAAAGCGATGGCGACATCTCGTCCATCATCGACGCAATCTCTTCATCAACCCCAGATGCTGCCACAAGCTCGGGCGTGAACGGCCGCTTGGCTTCCTGGGCCGTCTTGAGCAGCTTGATCCCTTCTGTCGTCGCTCCCTGCGGAAAGACGAAGTGATTGATCCAGGAGCCAAAGCGCCATGACTCCCAGTCTCTGGCTCGCGAGTTCCGCCCTAGCTGCCAGAGGGAATACAACCAGTTCTTTCCCTCTGGTGTTGTAAGCCACAGGCTCCACCCCTTTGTGTCGGCCAGCATCGGGCGCACATACTTCGTCCAGACAATCTTCTTCAGCTTCGCCGCCTCGGCCATGATCACACCGTCGAGGCTTTCGCCCACGAGCGTCCCAGGGTACTTCGCTGACTTGGCGTGAACAATGAATGCTCCGTCCCAGAGCGACATGACCATCTGGCCGCCCTCCGGGTTGTTGTAGGAGCCAGGGTGGTCCATTGGGATACTGAGACGCTGCACATCGTTCCATAGCACCCGGTACTCCTTCTCAGAGTCCGTGTACTCGGGACCGATGATCCAGAACTCGCGCCGCAGCCCAGCTTCCAACAGCGTCGTAGCAAACGGCTTCGTTGCGATTGCCTCAACGGTTAGCTCGTGCCCTCCGGTTTGCGACTTACCGGCCCTGCGTCCCTCGACAGCGACACGGTGACGTGCCTGGGATGAGTGGATCAGGCACTGGCCCTCGTGCGGCTCGTACCGGAGTCGCGGCCAGAGCCTCGCCCTAGCTGTCGGAGAGACGAGCACCTAGCTCCCGCTCCACCTGTGTCTCAATACCTTGCCGGATAAGGTTTCCTGTGACTGGTCCGAACCGGTCAGAGATGACGTCCTTGGCGAGCGACCAAGCCCGCTTGGTAAGCCGGAACCCGCGCTCCAACTCCGTCACACGATCCTTCAAGGTGTCCCGCTCCCGGACGAGCGCGAGGAACCGGCGCTCAGCCTCCTCACGGATTTGCTGATCGCGTAGCTCCAGGTCCGGGTTGGCCTCCGGCTGCTCCGCTCGCTCTTGGAACTCCGGCCGTACCCCAGCGCTCATGACTCCGTCCTCGGGTGGGCATCGTGCTGGATGGGAGCACCGATGATCGCGTTGGCCTCCAGGACCTCCTGGAGCTTCGTCTCCGCGTTGGCAACGAGATACGTCAATGGGCTCCAGCGAGGCTCCGCCAAGTGGACCTCCGCGTTCATCTCGTCACGCTTGGCAAAAAACCGGCGAGCATGATGGAGCGCATCGAAGAACTCCACGAGGAGTTCCGGTTGAAGGGGTATCTGCTCGCCCATCATGGCATGTCCAGGTTCGGTAGCAGCAGCGGGATACGCGGAGCATCGCCGGGCTGGGAGCGCGTCTGGCCCGGCTCGACCGGCACGCAGGCGTCGCCTTCATCCCGAAGGAGGTCTGCGAGGTCATCGACCTTGATGAAGACGTCACCGTTGATCCCGTAGCCGCGACCCCACGAGTTGGTCAGGCGGATGACCTCGATGGGGTCCATTCCTTCCTTGTACAGCCTCGCCCGGAGCCGGACGCCTCGTGCTCTGATGCAGTGCCCTCCGGCGATGTTCCCTGAGCAGTCCAAGAGACCGCTGGGCCTCGGCTCGAACATCGAGTCCAACCATGGTATGCCGAGGACGACCGGCCCGACGTAGGCGATGGCGAGCAGGATGGAGTCGATGTCGAACGCCCACCAGTAGCTCTCATACAGCCGGTCCCGCGCCATGATCTTCGCACCGGCAAGCACCGAGGTCCCGTCGTAGTCGGTGCCCGGCCACTCGTCCACTTCCTGGGCGTGGCGATAGACCTGGTATGCAACCGCAGACACACGCTCGTCCCCACCAGGTCCTGTGACCCGCTCCGGGACCGGCGCGTTGACCGAGCGGCCCATGTGGCCGTGACCGACACACGCGCCTTCGTTGCCCTGGTCGGTCACGATCCGGTTCGGCCACGTGAAGGACCTGAGCGGTGGCAGGATCGTTGGTGCGGCCATTAGAGCGCGTACGTCCCAAGCACGGCTCCGCGCATCGTGCTCCGGCACGCGGTCGAGCCGAGGGTCAATCGTCACTGACCCGTCCTTGAGCGGTCTGGGCGTCGGCTGAGACGGGTAGCGCCGTGATCCGGACTCGTCGGTCATGCATCCTCCTCGAAGCAGGAGACCGGGCGGTAAGCGTACCCGCCCGGCTCCCGCAGTTGTTGCTAGGCCACCTTCTTGGCCTTCGCCTTCAGCCTGGTGATGTCCACGACGAGTGCGTTCCCACCGTCGATGTCGTCGGTTGCGTGCGCGTCCTTGTGCATGCGGACCTGAGAGCCGTCCACATGTAGCGCCTCCACCACGACGCCATCAGCGTCCCGGACCTCAGCCACGAAGCTCGCGCCGGTGTCCCAGGCATGGACGTTCATGGTGTCGCTGGGAACCGCCGTGATCCCGTTCGGCATCGAGCCGCCCAGCACAAGTACGGTCGCTGGTACCTTCCCGGCCCAGTTCGAGACCTCCACGTTGACGGGCGTGTGCGGGATGCCGCGAACGAGGACTGGCTTACCCTTGCTCACGACCGTTACCCGCGCGACAGAGAACCCCTTGCCCACAGTAGCGAAGTCGCTGGCCTTCAGTCCCTTGCGGTACAGGGAGCCGGAGTAGCCGTACATCGACCGGAACGACACCTGATCGTCCAACGGGAGGGTACTGAAGCCGTGGGCCTCCGCCGTGTTCATGATGGAGGTTGACTCCTCGTTGTGGCCGAGCGCGAAGCCGTGGCCGATCTCATGCCGGTACACACCTTCGATGCCGCAGTTTTCTCCGACCGTGATGGGGATCGACCCAAAGTGCATAGCGCTGTTGGTGTTGTGGATGGTGGTCGTGCTATAGATGTGGTTGAGCCCGTCATCGTAATAGCCGTCCGTCAGGAGCGACTGTTGCGTAGCACAGGCCTCGTCGCCGATGTCCTGGGCGGACACCTTCCAGTTGGCGACAGCTACCGGAACCTCCTCCATCGTCGGCGCGTTGGAGTCGAACGTGGACCAGTCGAGCGCTGCGTTTCCGAAGTACACCGTAGGGTCGAGCCCATCGATGTCGTCCAGGTCCTCGAAGCTGGTCTCATACCCGTAGTCCACCCGGCTCAGAGTGTGGTCCCAACGGTAGCAGGAGTCATCGCCGTTGGCGTCCTCGCCACACTCCGCGTCGATCCCCAAGTCATTCGGGTCGGTGTCGGCCACGGTCTGAGTCCAACCGCCTCCACCCTGGTCGTTCCAGCGCCGAGGCGAGCCGCCCTTGGGCCCTACAGCCACATAGTTCACCGAGGTTGAGGACGACTTGATGCGCGTATCACAGGTTGGAGTCGGCGTACACCGGATGTGCTTCCAGATGCGGGCCTTGGCCTGCGTGGAGTCGAGGTCCCAAGCGACCACCCGACCCGGCACAACGGAGCCGCCAGAGTTGACGACATAGATGGCGCTGGGAGCGTTGCCAGCGTTGAAGTCCGGGAAGTTGATCGTCAGGTCACCAGATGCGTTGGTGTTGGCGGTAAGGGTTCCGCCCCGGTGCCAATACCCGCCTTCGTTGGCCGAGGTACGGGTGTCGGCCCAGTAGTCGATGATGACCGTCTTACCGGCGAGTGAGAGGCTAGGGTTGGCGCCGTTCCAGACGCTGCCGGTGAAACCTGTGGCGGTCTTGGTGTTGAGCCGCTTGGCTCTGATCTGGTGGCCGTTCTCATCGGAGTCCATCGACCCCACAGAGAAGACCACGAATGCCGGAGCGATGGCTAGCGCTCGCGGGAAAGTGACGGTGAACGAGGAGCCGGTGAGCACGATCGTCTGCCGGCCACAGATCGTCTGGGTGCTGACCTCGTCGTCCTGCGCGGTGTGCACATAGTACGTCGGGTCTGCCCAGGGGTCATCCTGCTCATAGTCGTCGTGGGCCGGGTCGGCGTTGCTGATGACGTGCCGCTCTTGGTCGTAGAAGAAGTTGGTCTGGAGCCCGGTCGGCGCTCCCTGCCCAGAGTTGTTGTAGGCGTGGGGACTGCGCCCGGTCGTGACCAGGCAGTCCGGCTTCCCTCCCTTGGCGAAGAACGCATCGTTGGTACGAGTGTAGCCTTGGTGGAGGTCGTTGCCATCCCAACAGGGCGTGTAGTCCGGGTCATCGTCGTCGGTGCAAGCCTCGTCGTTGGCCCCGTCCACCGGGTCGTCAAGCGCCACCCAGTTGTCAGAGCGGATGGCCTCGCCGTTCAGCGGAGGCTGGGCCTGGGCCGTTGCCGGCTGCTCGGGAAGGTAGGTCAGCGCCGGAGTAAGCAACGCCAGCGCCAGGACCGCTACCACCCAGCGGACTCCTCTTCGCGTACGGATTCGCACGTGCCGTTCCTCCTTGTGCATTGTATGGTCCCTAGCCGGGTCTCCTCGGTCCCAGCGTCTGCGTTACAGCGGCTGCCTTATCGCCGTTCGGATCGGTCTTGTCGTCATCGCTAACAACAATATCAGCGACGGCTCGCAAACGAGTAGCCCGGCCATCCTCCTCGCAACGGGCCTGGATCCCAACGTCACCCGGTAGCTTGGCGTCAGCACAATCCGAGCCGAACTCCGCAAGGTCGAACAACGTGATGAACGACTCATTGCGAGGCTCTTGCGTGACCTCAACAGTCTCGGTGACCCGTCGCTTGATCGTCGCCATGATCACCTACTTCGTGGCTAGGTCCCTCATCTGCACCATGTAGTCGCCGGACGGGCTGGGAGCCCACAGGTGGCTGGCCGCGCTCCTCGCCATCGGTAGCCACTTCTCGTAAGCCTTCGAGTTGAAGGCGGCCCAAGCAGTCCAGCCTCCGCCGGGCTTGCTCACGAACTCCAGGAACACCGCCCGAGCGAGCTTCGCGTTGACGTACGGGTCGCGCCAGTTCTGGCCCACGAGGTCGATGACCTTCTGCTCGTGCCACTTGGTGCTGATCATCATCCAGCCCAAGTCCTCGTTGTCCAGGATCGCGTCGGCTCCGGCAAGTCGGCCGATAGCGTCGGTCTCCCCTTGAGACTCCGCCATCCCGACCGCTCCACCGGTCACGAGTTCTGTATCCGGGAACCCGCCACCGTGCTTGAGGCAGAACATCATCTCGTTCATGCAGAGCTTCATGGCCTTCCCTTCATTCGGTCCTTGAGTCGCTGACTGGGGAAGTCGCGTCTGTTGCGCCCATCGTCAAGCTCGTGAAGGAAGTCGCCAAGCGGGAACGCCGGCACACCACCCAGAGGCATCGGGCCAGTTGTCGCCTTGGCTATCTCGTTGATAGTGACGAAGTACCGGAACCGTTGCGTCAACAGGTTTCGCAAGATGATCGAGCGAATAACCTCGAACCATCGCTCGGAATCGTGGCGGAGGAACAGCAGACGAATCGCGGGAGGCGACGGCCGAACCATCCGAGCCTGCTCCACGAGCGGGTGCCGTTCCACTAGCGGTCCCCAGTATTTGGCGATCACGACTTGGCCTCCTCGAACGTCAGCGCGTGGCCGATCTCATCGAGCGCCGTCTCCCAGTCTCCCTCGAAGCGGTACGCCCGGTCATCGACGTACATCGTCGCTATCGGCTTCTCGCTGGTGATCTCAGCGAACGTCGGGAAGCCGTTCCACCTCAGCCACTTCTGCATGTCGGCGATACCTACCGCCGTCGCCGCTCGGGACGAGAAGATCACGAGCCGGTAGTGGTGGCCCAGAACCTCACAGGCTTCAACAGCGCCTGGTACCGGCTCGTCGTAGATGGAACCGTCCTTCCATCCTTCGCGGTACCAGTGTAGCACTCCATCGAAGTCGAGCGCGAGCGTCCTCACGCCTCGTCGCCAGTCTCGACCTGGGCCCTGGCCCGCTTGGAGACGGTAATGAGACGGCTTGCCTCCTCCTCCATCGCCTCGGCCACGTCCTCAGGGTCCTGGCCGTCCACCGTCCGGTAGTCGAGGTCCATGTGGTTAGTGAGGGAGTAGCGCTCGACCGTCATGCGGGCGTGTAGCTCCTCGATGAGTTCGGCTGTCGAGGCAAACCCTAGCTCTGCCAGCCCGTCCTTGCGCTCGAACTCAACCCTGACCGTGCCGTCGTCGTTCGGGTGCACCCACATGTGTCGGTCGGGTAGCTCCAGCCGGGCCGGGAGCGTGAGAAGAACAGTGTCCTGCCCGTCGTATCGACCAGGAGTGACCTTGCCGGACTCGACCGTAGCCTCATACATCTCACGGTATGTCTTCGCCATCACGCCTCCTCCGCCGGGGTGACGGTGACGGTAAGGTTCTTCGCCTCCGTCTCGATCTGGTCGAGCGTGTTGCTTAACGTCTGAAGCTGACCCTTGGCCTGCGTGATGAGCGTACGCAGCTGGGCGTTCTCCACAACGATGTTGGCCTCGGCCACTAGCTCCTCCTCTGTCGTCTCTGTCGTCTCCTGGCCTTCTCTGCCCTGCGACTGCCCGAGACTACCGGCAGCCGGTCCTTGGCATGCAGCGTGGCTCCTGCACCGCCTCGTGGCCGTCGTACGCCTCGCCTCCGTCCGGCCGCCGGGACAAAGCCAGGCCCGTTCTTCTCGGGAGCATACCGCTCGTCGTCCTCATACATCGGCCGACACTGAGCGCAAGGGTTCTCTGGCCCGCACATACTCACTTCCGTACCTCCACCGCGATGATCTCGCTCGTAAGGATCGTTGCCCACCCGCCGAGCCTCATCTTGAGATGGACGGTGTCCTCCGGGTGCTGGTTCATCTCGGAGTCGAGCTTGCCAACAATTGTCTGCCCGCCTCGGAGATATAGCTCAACTGTCGCACCATAGTCACGGCAGTTGTTTCTCGCGTCCACGAGCGAGAGGACGAGCCAAGCCCGTCCCATCCCGCCGTCGTCGCCACTCTCGCTCACATCGTCCCTAGACCGGCACGAGCGTCCACCATCGCCTGGCGGACGACGTTGAGCAAGGCGTCGAACTCGGGCTGGCCAGACGCCTTCCCCAAGATCACCTTGTTGCGGTCGGCGTTGGTGCCGATCTTCGGGAACCGGGCCTCCAGCGTCCAGTCATGCTCAATCGACTCGGTTGGTAGTCCGGCGTCCTTGGTAATGACCTCGTGCGTTACCCACAAGATCGGCGTGGTATCCGCGCTGATCGGCGTCAGCGGCCACGACCGCGAGCTTATGATCTTGCTAGTGTTGAACGCCATGCTACCTCCTACGGGTCGATGCAGTACGTTCCTGGAGTCGCCACCTTGTCGTGGCAGATCCATGTAGAGCCGTTACAGCGCCACGTTACCTCAGTCACCCCGATCGGCTCGCGGCAGTCAGCGCTGGTCGCATTGGTCGGGTTAGCGCCTCCGCCTCCCGGTACTGAGGTAATGCCTGGGATCATGTACGTCGTGGAAGGAGGTCCCGGCGTATCGGCCGTTGTGGGAGGCATGAAAGTCGTGGTCGGGCCTTCGGTCGTATCGGGGAACGTACCGGTGACGTCGGGCTCTGTCGTCGTAGTTGGCTCGCGAGTGCTCGTCGTCGGCCGTCCGGTCGTCTGCGGCCCGGTCGTCTGCTCTTGGGCATAGGCAGCGCTGAAGCCTACATTCTTCTCCAGGCCTACCACGATCGCATACAGTCCCAGGAACGGGAGGAGGAACAGGGCACAAGCCCGAGCTACCTTCCCGAGCGATGGTTCATTCATGGAGTCTCCTTCGGCTCCGCCAATACACGACGGCTAGGAATGCGGCTCCGAGCGCGACGGGTGCACACGCCCAGAGGTAACTCAAGCCTGCGGGTCGTCTCGGATTGGTCGCTTGCGTAGCCGGATCGGAGTTGCTTCTACGACGCGGAACCAGAGCGCAAAGCTGTAGAAGGTCTTGCTTTCTCGGTTGATCTCCACGGCCCGGTTGATCTCTTCGCCGTTCGGCTGGAACTCAATCGAGTCCGAAGCGATCAGTGCCCCTTCATCGTTCAGCATCGCATAGACGAGCCTCACGAGGCGATCACTTCCAGGTCTCCCACAAGCAGCAGGATCGCATCCTGCTCGTACAACAGACCTAGCTGGAGGAGCTTCGCCCGGAGATCATCGAGCTTCGCGTCCGGTATGTTCGCGAAGATGGTGCAATTCTCCTCGACACCGCCCGAGCCGTAGCCGATCGCGTACACCAGACGGAAGAACTGACCGAAGGCGTTGAGGTAGTCGATGATCCGACTCTGGAACGCGCCCCAGTCTCTCGGGCCTAGGTGCTCCTTGTTCGCCCGTCCTCGGCCGATGATAATCGCAATGCTCGACTCATGGTCACTCAACCGTTTCTCCTCACTTCAAGCTTGTGCGTATCACAGTATGCGCCGGAGTCCAACGCAATCGGCTCACCGCAAGGCTCGTATCGCGGAGGCAGACGCTCAGCACAAGTCGCGTCTGGTCGCCAGAGCGGAGGGTGAACGGCTGGCTTCTTGATCTTGCGACGGTCCTCACTCTTGACCTCGTGAATGGTCGGGAGTTCGCCTAGCCCTCGCGCCCGGTGGTGTCGAAGCGCCTCGGTCATGGGTCTCGGAAGTTCGCGACGTGGTACCAGCGATGGAACTTCGTACTCCAGACCGCGCAGTCCCCCACGTACACAGTACGCCGGACCTCCCAGACCGCTCGGTGGGGCGCTGAGTTGTGGTACGCCTTGAAGAGAGACTGGGTGCCTCTCGGGTCAGATGTGTAGCCGACGACCTGGCCGAGCCAGCGCCACGAACCAACCTGGTGTGAGATGTCCGTGTGGTAGAGACGGCCGCTCACAGTTCTCCCCATGTCGTAGGCGTGACGGCAGGCAATCCGGCTCATCGTCGGGCTATACCCCGACCACCGAGGTAGGTTGTGGACGTTCACCCTGTGGCTATTCCACAACCCGATCTGAATGGTGGGCGTATGCCCGGCCGTACTCTGCGCCTCCTCGATCAGACCAACGATCGACGCTAGCGTGATCGCTCCCGCGAGCGCCAACGCTCGCAACACTCTCCCCATCGAGACCTCCTCAGCGAGAGTGTTCCACGCCTCCTCGGCATGTACTAGTCCCGCTTACCGTACTACTCCCAGAACATGCCTTGGGCGCTCTGGTTCGACTTGTGAACCACAGAGGTCTTTCGCTCGACCTGTCGCCCGTACGGGTCTGTCTTCGTCTCGTCCTCCGAGACGTACACCAGGTTCACCGCTGGGTTCGGCAACCCCTGCCCGCCGTCGTGAACAGCGGTAAGCAGCGCGTTGTGTTGCTGCCTTCGCTGGTCTACGAAGTGGACCGTATCTCCAATCTGCATAGTCACCCCCTTCCCTCACGAGAGGAGGAGCCTACTAGATGGTACCGAGTGCCCGACGACTCGGGTCAGGGTCCCAACCGCAGGCGAAGCGTGGACCGGTCTCTGCCTCTTCGGTCTCGATTAGGAACCCATACTGCACCATAAGGTCGTGATACCGGAGTCGCCTACGGGTCTCGCCTCCGCCTTCCTGCTCTGCGATGAGCCAACAGGCGTAGGCGGTACGAGGAGGCAGCGTCTCGGAAGGTCGTTCGTTCGTCACGGCCCGTCCAATCGTTGTCGTGGCTCGTCGCCTCGTATGTAGCAGGCGTTCCAGCACGAGTCTACGACAACGATGGATACTCCTCGTACGTGACGGTGTAGCCCTAGATGGTTACGTCCGGCTTGTGTGATCTGTGGGTAGCCAACCCGCTCGCCCACCGGCGTAGGCGACGCCACGGCGATAAGGCAACCACATTCCAGACGTACCACATGACGCAGTAGCTCGCGAGCACTCCGACCTGGAAGTGCCATGCTAGGTCCGTCCTCGCAACAGGCTTGAACGCCACACTTCGCGTCGAGGGTCGGGCTTCCAGCGCCTCATCCTCCGAGACCTCTCGCGGCTCAGGGATCACTCGCCGGTCTGACGCGTGACGAGACCTTCGACCCCTACGCCGGTCCCGGCCACGGTCGCACCAGCGACGGGCACGCCTCCGGTCGGGATCAGGCGGCTATCGAGCGGGACCAGCCAGACCTCGTCACCCGGTTCGATCGCGCCAACGACGTTGAACACCGCCTTGTCGAGCTTCGCCCGTACGAGCCGCAGCGTTCCCGGCTCCAGTCGAGCTAGAGCACCGGTGTCGAACCTCTCGGTGGCTACCGCGCTGATCATGTGTCTTCCCTTCCGAGCACAACACGCGCTCGCTTGATCTTCTCATCCTCCAGCCCAGCCACGAACTCGTCTACCGCACCCTCCCACTCCGGTCGGCCAGGCGACACAACAACCCGATCCGGGACCTTCCCCAGAACACGCTCCAGGAAGATGTTCGCGGCTCGGATACGGTCAGCAGACTTCTCGCCGTCCGTCATCTCTGTGTACAGAACGTCGATCGCTTCCATAATGCGCTTCTTGAGCGCAGAGTCGGCTCGGGTCAGTAGCTCCCGGCTCAGCTGCGTAGCGAAGTCTCGCGGGATGGTCTTTGGCGGCCGTCCCCGGAACGTCCCATCACCAGCCCGGAACTGCCCTCGCGCAAGCTCCTCCTCGTCCATGTCGGCGACAGTGATCTCTCCCGCCATGAAGAGACGCCAGCGCTCATTGGCTGGGACGGAGACCTGGCGTGACTTCGGCATTTCAACCCTACGAAGAAATCACTTCTTGCGCGGACGACGACGAGGCACCCGGCCGCCCTGTGAGCCCGCTCCGCTCGCAGGCCTGTTCGCCTTGAGCCGCTTGTCGCGCTTCCCGCCTGGCTTCGGTGTAGCCACGTCCTGGTCTCCTTCTGGTCCTAGTGCCCGCCTGATGATCGACTCAACCTCATCCACCATCTCCGGAGCCGAGTCCCCGTAGAAACCCGCAACATGCTCCGCCAAACCTCTGATGCTCATTGTCTCGGCTTCAACGCCTCGATCTGCTCGGCAATGTCATCACGATCCTGCGCCATGAGAAGCATATTCGATTCGCTCGCATCTCCAAACGGATCATGTGGCGCAGGTTGGATGATCCCGTCCACGCCAGAGAACTCGCCCGCATTCTTCCCCTGCGGGTCCTGCCCAGAGAACAACCCATCAACGCTCATAGCCGAGAGTTTACCGCTTTGGCTAGATGAACCGAACGCCCCAAATCCAGGGAATCGAAGGCACGCACCTTTTCTTCCCACAAGTAATCTTCTGAATGGGTCCGAACCGTACGCCCATCCAAATCTCGGCCGACCTCCACAAACTTCGCAAACGACCTTGCCATCGCTACTGCGTCTTGGAGTGTACACAATCCCTCCCGAGACCACCTAGGACCACCGAGACCACCGACGGCTTACCAATCTGCACACGCATTTACCTGGGAATAGTACCACCGAGTACCACCGAGTACCACCTAATAACGAAAGAAGCTCGTACGCTACGCCTTATCGCGCGATAGCGCGCGAGGCTTCCTAAGACGCTCATTCGGACGCCGGTGGTACGCGGTACTCGCAGCACCATCGTCACAGGTAGATGGCAACTAGCCGGTGGTCTCGGCCGGTGGTCTCGGCCCAGATTATCCGTTGACATTTAGACCAACTCCGGTCCACACTTTCGTCTGCTTACCATCAACAATCCTTCGCCGAATCCGAACGCAGCCACGAGCCTTGAGTGCAGCGTGCCAAGCCTGATCCGAGAGAATGAACCTGATCTTGTTCTCCTCGCACCAATCAACATACCGAGTTCGGAGCGTCTTTCCGTACTCCTCGCGGTCTGGACCAAACACGCAGCACTCATCAAAGAAGTCACCCAACGGGTCCTGGTCTTCGCGATACCGAGCCTCAGCCTCAACCGCCTTAGCAGGCTTGGACAGCTTACCAGCCCTCTGCCATGCCAAGCAACCGGCGACGGCCCAGCGCAATATCCCAGCCAACTCCATAGCAAGCTTCGTCTCTAGGTCTTGGTCCTGCTCTTCTAGAGGTATCTGCACGTTGAACTCGACAACGGTAGTACGATTCCAGATCGAATCATCTGTGTCGCTAATCCCAACATCATGGTTCGTATCAATGAAGATTTTCGCCTCTGGCTGGAACTCGAATGCGTGCTCGTGCTTACGGCTAGCCCGGACCCGGCCGCCTCCGGTTATGTGCTTGATCGCAGCCACGTCGAGTTTCGCGCCGGTTGCTGGTTCGCTAATCGAGGCGAACCGCTTCCCCTTGAGATCAGCAATGCCCTCATTGTGGCCGCCTCCCCCAAGCCTCCTCATCATCAACTCACTACTCTCCAGCTGCTGAGCGTAGTCCGAGCCGAGCAGCCTCTGCATTGTCTTGACGAAGACGGTCTTACCAGCGTCCGTCTGACCCAGCAATGTGAAGTACGCCTTCTCCTGTACCGATCCGGTCAGCGAATAGCCGACGATCTGATTGAGCCAGGCAAGCATCTCCTCGTCGTCGGCAAAGGCTCGCTTAATAAACGCACCGAAGGTCGGGCACTTCGCCTTGGGGTCCCACTCAACCGGCGCCAGCTTCGTGATGAGCCGCTTAGGATCGTGCGCCAGTAGCTCGCCTGTCCGGAGGTCCAACGTCCCGTTGCGAACGTTGAGCAGCCACGGATCAGCGTCCAGTTCATCGAGGAGGACCGGTACACCCTCCTCCACCGACGCTGACGCGAGCGCGTTTCGACGGGCATTGATCCCTTGCGAGCGCGTGACGAACTTCCGGAACTGCTCGCGTCGCTCCTCGTCGGTAATCCCGGCCGCCTCCAGCGCCATGCCCTCCAGAACGTCGTTCATGAGACGGATGACCTCGTCGCCTTCCGAGATGATCCACCGTGTCCCGTCCCACACTAGCCAACGCTTCCAAGCATGGACGTACCGGAGCCGTTCTCCGTGGGCCTGCACCAATCTCCGCCCGTTGCCGAGGTCCGACCAAGGGAACTCGCCTCCGACATGCACGGCACCCTTCTCGCCACCAGGAGGAGTACCCGGCGCGTTCCGCTTCGCCCGACCGAAGACGGAGTTGACCGTGTCCACCATCTCGCTGTGCTCGTATGGCGGGTCACCGTCGTGCTCCACGGCCTCCTGGTACTCCGTCATCGCATCCACGACCGCATCCCGCGACATACCGAGGTCGCGGAGTTGGCAGGCGAGGTCGAACCCGACCTCATTGCGATGGCCGTCAGCCTTCGCCCGAGCCACATACCGCTCCACCCAACTACGACTGGCCGAAGGACCCGGCTTCTCCTCCGTCAGCGTATCCCAGGAGCCGCCTTGCTCGAAGTGGTCGGTTAGGTCCTTCGCTCCGGCTCGTGGGTACATCAGCACTACCCGGCCGCCTGCCTCCTCGATACGTGCCTTGGCTTTGGCCGCCTGCTTGTCGCCCTCGCCGCCGTCCTGATCCGGCACAACCACCAGCACCCGGCCGCTCTCAACGAGGAACCCAGCCAGGTCCTTCGGGAAGTGACCCATGCCGTGAGGACTACAGGTAGCAGCGCGACCCTCTCTCCACGCCCGCAACACATCCTTCTCGCCATCCAAGACATAGATGTGTTCCGCCTGAGGGTTGAGGAACCCGTCACTAGGTCGAGCTACCGCCTCGCGTAGCTGCTCAGCCGTGAACCAGTCCGGCTCTAGCCCAGTCTCTACGCGGTTCTTACCGCCACCTTTGTAGCGGTAGCCGTTGATCCAGTCACCCTTATCTTCATCAAAGCGCTGCCATACCTTCTCGACCGTACCGTCAGCCCGTCGCACCTTAATCTTCCGCAGAAGCGCATCCGAGTCTTTCGCTCCGTACGGGTATTCCTCAAGGATCTCAACGATCGCAGATTTAGCCATCAGCGCTCATTAGGACGGCACCAAGAAAAGGCGCTAGAATTGGCGGGCTTGATCACGGTACGCTCCTCGCAAGACGCGACATCGGCCGGGCCTCCCACCCGGCCGTTGTCATTTCCTAGCTAAGACGGAGCCGGATTCTACCCGCTCGACCTCGTGCCTACCGAGGCACCGTAGCTGTGCTAACGGCGAACGCGCTCAGCTGTTCGAGGGATGCCTCCACCCTTTACCGGCATCAATACGCGGCCCACATAGGTTGAAGTTCCTGACCCAACGACCATCCTGTGCGCCTGGTCAGGAAATAGCACCCTCAATTCCACGTTCTCACCCGAGTCCTGATACAGCGAGATAGCACCATCCGCGGTGACGTACAACTCCCTCTTCATTCCCGCTCCTCCGTCAAGAAGCTCAGTGAAGTCGTCTCCGTCTCCAGCAACACACCGTTAGCGCCAAAATCGAACTCCAGCGAGGAGTCGATCGGCACCGGGAACTCGAAGCGCTCGCCCGTAGCGGTGATGATGCTCGCTACCGTCCTCCCCATATCGGTATTGACCTCGATAGCTTTGAGCCGGTATCTCATGCGAACTCGTCCACGACAATCTCCAGCACGCCGGTCTCCTCGTTGATCGAGATACCAACGACATTGGCGAACTCCTCGCCCCTCACCGCCAGTACCCGTACGTCCGATGCCTTGGCGAGCAACCCTCTCCGCCTGTTGGCGTGAAGCAGCGCCGCCATTACCCGGTCGAGCGTCGTCAGGTACACGACCGGAGCCGGAGCAGTCGCCGCCAGTCTCGCTCGCGCGTCGGCGTGCCTTCTCCTATCACTCACGAGTCTTTTCCTCCATCCTGCCGATCACCTCCAAGATCGAACCGGTCATGCGCCAGTCGATGTACCTGTCCAGAGCGTCGAGGAACTTCTCCACCTTGCGGCCGACCTCATCGGTTGGGAGACGCGCCTGAGCGGAATAGATGACATCAGCGAGCGCTCGTCCCAGGACGAGCTTCCCGGCTGTACTACCGACCTTGTCCAGCTCCTCTGGCGATAGTCCATCCGTCACGGTGTCGCTCCTCTCGGTAGGGTCCGCATGTGCGGCTCCCAGTCGCCTCGTTCGCCTCCCCATGCCCGAGCCGCGACCTTCGTGTTGGTCGCCGCCTTCTTCAAGAACTTCAAAGCGTGGCCGGTGGCGCTGATCGCGTGGCTCGTCGCGACGCCTTGATAGTCCGTGCCCTTCGGCTTCGGGAGAACGAACCCCCAGCGCCGCAACCGTTCCTCAGTCTCCCGCTCACCCGGCATCTGCTTCTCCAAGCCGATACCGACCGAGTGAAGCGCGTAGTCAATCCCTTGCATGACCCTGACCGGCGCCAGGACCTCCACGCCCCTGACGTCGGTCGCCAGCGCGAAGTTCTCCGAGCCGTACGCAGCCTCATTCCATAGTCTGCACAACTCGACGCACTCGTCAATCTGGCCGTTGATGAGGAGGTCGTACTCCTCGGTGCTGTACCGCTTCTGTGGGTACCCCTTCGGATAGGTGTAGAATGTCCCGGCGGTAAAGTGCCTGACCCTACTCAACACAGGGTCGTCGTGCGCCCGGAAGTCGTCCACGACAAGGACAGCCCAGCCTGTCTCGGGACCGGGATCGAACCAGACAACTCCAAGCCTCAATCGTCACTCCTCCACTATCTCGTACATCAACCCCATTCTCTCTGCCGCATCAAGGCAGTCTTTCGTCCCTCTGCTCCTTGTAATGTTGTCGTGGAAGAAGATCACATTCAGCGAGTGACCAACGCTCATAAGCGCACAAGCAATATCGACCATCGCCCGGTTTCGGACAGGACCTCCTGAGGCGCCAAGGGTGCGAACATACGGAACCAGGATGCGTATGAACCCGCGCTCTTGCGCGACCGTATCTGAGAGCCAATCGACGCCGGAGTAACCGTCACCCAACCTCTTCCGCTGGTAGCCGTGAATGATCCAGGTCCCGGCCGGGAAGTGCGCCAACTCTCTGCGCACCACGTCGAGCCGGTCCTCTCCCCAGTCCCGCGAGCCGCTGACCAACACGACTCGCGCCTTGCTCTTCGTCATCGCTCCTCTTCTCGATTGCGCCGGATAGCAATAGGTGGGCCTCGGTTAGTCGGCCGCATATCTCGTGTCGCCGGAAGGTATCCAACGAGGATGCGACTATTGCTGCCTCGTCTAGCAACCCCATTACTAGCTCGACAATCTCGTCTCGAATCCCATCGTCAGCGGTCAACGGGAGCTACCGCCCTTTCCCCCTCAAGCATTGTGGTACGTCCTGGGCGCAACCTCCTTCTCAATAGCAATTACCAACTGGATATCGGTATCACAGAACCGGAACGGGCCTCGGGTATGGGGCCCACGGCATTGCCGGCCGAGGATCGCGCAGACGGTACAGCGCTCGGCCGCGTCACTTACCGCTAGCAGGCCGGAAGCCAACACGCCCTCCGGATCGCCCTTGTCGCGTACCCCTACCCAGATTAGTCTCTGCACCATCGCCTTCCTCCTTGCGCCCCTGAACCTCCGTCCGTACGTCGTCGCAGAACGAGCACTTGCCCGGCTCATGGGACGCCAACACGTTAAGCGTCCCTAGGTCAAGGTCCCGCAGCGTCTCAGCGAACTCCCGGCCGCTCAGCAACGGCAGTGAGTCCACCCAACTGGCCCGGACGTTCTTCGGCCCATACTCCTCGCGACTACCCGCCACCTGTCTCCTCCTCCTTCCAGGCTGCGATCCCGGCAATGCCTACACGGATCGCGTCGCGGGCACGCTCATCCCGATCTGTATAGCCCCAACGCTTCAGCTTCTCATCGGTGTGGGCCGGGTCGCCCACGATCTTGATGGGCTCGTCGCCTAGGCGGTGGAGCGCGTACTCCAGCCAGGACTGGTCGCGCTCGTTGCCTAGCTCGTCCTCGAAGTACACGCGAGCGTTAGGGAACCGGAGGCAGAGCACGATGAACTCGTCCATCGCCCGGAAGTGATCGTCACCGAACTTGAATTCGCCAGAGTTGAACTCTGTGACCTTCCACACCCCTTCGTCAACCTCAAGCTCGAACAACGCCCATCCCGGCGGAGCATAGGCGAGCACATACCGGATACGACCTTGACCGGTCAATCCCAGGTTCTCCTTGGACTTAGGCGGCACGCTTATCTCCCAGGATCGGATCGGACTTCATCTGCATATCCACTTGCTCGCGGTCCCACGCTCCACGGCGCCAGCGAAGGTACTTCGGGAGGTAGGTCGCCACCATCGCACCGACGACCAGACCACCGATCAGGGCTCCGACAATGATCAAGACGACTCCTTGGGCTCGAACTCAATCTTCACCACATCTTCGTTGCGGTAGCCGCGAACGATCCCGTCCACCGCCGAGTCGTACAGGACGTGGCCCGGCATGAAGCAGATGCGCTTGAACGGTAGGTGAGTCTCCTCTCCGCCGTCACCAACATAGATGAGCTTGCCGGGGTTGGTCGTCCAGTTCAGCTGCCCTGGCATCCCTTCCCCTCCTTCTCCCAGGCGATGTTGATCCGCGTTCCGTCGTCGGTCTGATACAAGAAGCCGTAAATCTGTGCCTCTGTAGCCTGCCCGCTGAACTCGAAGGTCTCGCCCTCGAATGCGACCTTGCCAGTTGCCGGCTTGTACTCGCCGGAGAACGTCATTGAGTTCTGCCCGGTCGCATAGAAGTTCAATGTGCCCTGGATGGTCTCGTCGCCGGAGGGACGCTCTGCGCCTCCGATTGTGAGGGTGATGGCGGTGATGTCGGCGTTACGGAACTCCTCCGGGGCTCCCCAGCATCCTGCCACCGTAGCCGGTCGCCGCAACGCCTCCTCGGCCGACTCCCCCAAGCCGCACCCTGCGACACAGAGAATGGCAGCTGCAACCAGCACGGCCCATCCTCGTCTAGCCAACAGTAACCTCCTCCTCACAGTTCGGGCACTTGAGGGTCGAGCCTTCGTCCTCCGGGTAGAACTCACCGACGAGCGTGTGGCAAGTCGGGCACTCCAGCGGCTCTGGGTTGTGGTCCTCGTCGTTCAGCGCTAAGTCATCGTAGATGATGGCCTCCTTGAAGGCTCCATCAACGTCTCGCGGTCGCCAGTCCTGATCGGGTAGCTCGATGAGCGGCAGCATCCCGTCCGGGTCATCGGCGTAGCTCCCGACTGGCCGGTCTACAGCGATGCGGTCGTCTATGTCGCGAGCGCGGAACTCGTCGGGCTGGTCTGGGTAGCTCCCGCCGCTCACGACTGCACCAACCAGAACTCAGACGGGAGGAAGATCAGCGCCACGATCGTCACCAGCCCGATGACGAGGATTAGCGTGATCCCCAGAATCAGCACAACCTTCGGCCAGCTGACCGGCCCGATCCCCATCGGGTCTAGCGGCTCCACCGTCACCGGGCGGATGGGCCGGGTCTCGTCGTCCATTCCCTCTCCTCCTTCGGTCCACCAGGTCTGTTGAACGCTCAAAACTCCTCCCTCTGCTCTAACCCACGGATCAGCCCTGACAACTGTGCTACCGGGATGAGTACCCGGATCGGCCGCATCTCCGAGGCCACCATGTATCTCCTGTGATACCAACGGCCGTAGAACTCGACCTCGACAACCTTCGCAGAGTCCACACCCTCCAGCTGCTCGGTCTCCTCGACATCGACAACTGTGGAGGAGAACGCACCCCAGCGAGGAGTCTCCGGGTTGTCGGGTAGCTCGCCCCTAGCCATCGTCGTCCTCCTCGTCGCAATAGCAACAGGGATACTGCGGCCAGCAAGAGCAGTGCCTCTCGCAAGGAGGTCGCTCCCACGTGGGTACGTGCTCATCTCCATCGGAGAACCTTCGCCCATCCCCAATATCGGCCCTCTCGGAGTCGCTGGGCCACGCGAGTGTGTCCGTCAACAAGGAACCAAGTCCCTCCGAGGACGAGCACGAATGGAAATGGACTCCCGCCTCGCGGTGGCTCTCCAAGCCGCTTTCGTGTAACTCCGCAGGGGTTGTAGGCGGGGAACTGTGTAGGGACACAAGTACGGAAGTCGATCCACTCGGGTCGAGCAGGCCAATCTCCCGGCTCCAGTCCAAGTACCGGGTAAACGTGTACCTGGTGAAACTCACGTCGCACCAATAGACCTTGGCTCATGGACTTCTACCCCATCGTCCGTGGGCCAGCGAAAGTCCCGCACGACCGCTCTGATGATCCGGTTGCTCTCCCAGTCCACGCCTTCGCGGACGTACACACGGGCATAGCGTTGCTCCAGGAGAGGAGCATGGACGCCGTACTCGCGGAGCCGGTACCACTTGTCTTGGACCCTGACCGGCTGGACCTTCAAGACATCCTGAACCGGTATGTCATCGAAGGAGTAGATTGCTCCCTGCTCTGGGTCGAGCGTGGTGACGGGAACGCGGACGAGGAGCGGAAAGGGAACGTGCGAGGTGAAGCTCTGCCGCTCCTCCGGGCCGTCATAGAACCGGGCCTTGACCTTATCGTCCCTCATCATGCCACATCCCATTCTGGTCGTAGTACCCGCCTGGCGCAGAGCCGAACACCTGTGGGGTTTCGAGGAACCCAGGACCGGGACCGGGATCGACCTCCGGGAACGCCTGACCCCATCCTCCTCGCCCAATCTGTGCTCCGCCTTGGTCCCGGCGCCACTCGTCGCGACGGATGATGTCCTCTTGAATGCCTCCGAGGACGCCACGCATGATCGGGTCCTCTGTAACTCGCTTGGCCTTCGAGCCACCTAAGAACGAAAGGAACGCCCGGCGGGCCTTCTTGGGCTTCTCGTTGCGGTCCACATAGATGACGTCCATGCGATGACTGGCCTTGCTCCCCTGCGTCCGGTCGAAGTACCACTCAGACAGGGAGTACGGCAACCATCCGCCAGGGTCCTTGCCTCGCGCCACGCTAGACCTCCAATCCCGCCTTGCGTAGTTGCTCTAGCTCGTCCGGCCGAGCATTGCGCCCGACCGCTCCGATCCCATGACGCTCCACAGCGACCAGGTCTCCAGCGATCACTGACTCCACCATCGTACAGATGAAGGTACCTCCAGGACCGTGGAGCGCGGTGAGCCGCGTAGCGTCCTCCATGTCATCAGAGAAACCGGCCCGATAGCCTGACTGAAGGTACACGTCCGCGACGTACCCGGTGACTAGCTCGTCCGCCATCTATCCTCCCAACCAGTCGTAGCTCGTCTGCGCGTATTCCTTGTGCGGTACATGAAGGACGCCTACCGCGAACGCGCCCCACCACCACCGCGTAACGACGCGGGAGCGGAACCGGCCCGGCCGCCAGTTCCAGCGCGGACCTTCGCCCCCGTCCCGGCCGAGGTCAATGATCAGTGTCGCCATGAATACCACACTCCGAGGCTGCCTGCTTGACGGCCTCTTCGGCCGTCTTCCCCAGACCATAGGCGGCTCCGCCGACCATGTCGGAGTCCTCCGCCTCCTTCCCGAACTCGTACGACACCGACCACGGCGTGTCGCGGTCCTCGTCCGCCCGGAGGATCAACAACGCACCCACGCCTTGCTTGTCGAGGTCTTCCACGAGCTTCTTCAGCAACTCTTCCATCATGTCTCGACCTTCCCGGCCCGGTGGGGCCAATGTTGTGACGGTCCTAGCTTCCCGCGCGATTCGTGCGCCCAACGCCAGTACCGCATCCCGCAGTCGATCCGGCAGGCAACCGCGCCGTCCGGGAGCCCCATCGCCCGGAACGGTTTCATCTCAATCCCACACCCGACACAGCGAAGCGGAGCCGGCAGGCACGCTGCCCAAACTGCGTCAACGATGCGACTACTCATTGCTAGGTCCCAGGCCTCGCAACAGCCGCGTACGGGTCCGACAGCCACTCGCTTGGGTGGATCGGCATGATGGGGAACCCCTTCCCGTCCGGGTAGTTGACCTTTCCTTCCTTGTCCCACTCCGAGGACGGGCGGTTGATCGAGTGGTTGGCTTCCACACGCTCGCGAATGCCGCAGTACCGATCGAGGTTCGCCATGAACTCGCACTTCCCAGTCAGGTAACAGACCGGGCGGAAGATCGTGGCTAGCTCCTTCGCCATGTAGACGTTCTCCCGGCCGTTGGCGTCGCCGTATAGCTCGCACTCCGAGCTACTAATCGCCTGGGCGATGCCGATGGCGACGGCTCGCCACTCGAACTGGGCCTGGGTACACAGCCGGTTCCCCATGACCTCCAACAGATTCCGGAGGTCGGTGATGTAGTGTAGCCGGGTCGTGATGTTGGTCGGGAGGAGCCCACGCGCGTCCTCAGCCGGGATGCCGTTGCTGACCAGGAACCGGTAGCCCTCCTCCATAGCCGACAACGTCTTCAACCACATCTGGTACCGGTCGTCGTGAACCGATAGGCGGAGGATCGACGGCGGAATCTGGACTCGGTTAGCGAACGAGTCCTCCACCACCGCGAACCTCAGCGACTCCTGTGCGTACACAGCCGTACGCTGACGGACGATCTGGTGAGTGAAGGCTCGGGTCACCCCGCTGATCAGGAAGTGGAACTTGATCGACTCCAGCGGAGCCTTGAGCCGCGTCTTCATGACCTCCTGGAATGCCTCCAGGCGCTGCTCGTCGGTGATCGCCTCCAGGTCCGGGTACTCGTGCCCGTCATACATACCCCACATCGAGGCGAGGTCTCCCAACGGGTCCGCGTTCATCGACACGAGCGCGACGTTGGGCCGCGAGCTACGCATCTCCTCGCTCGGGTACATCGCCCGATCGGCCCATCGAACCGGAGTCTCAGCCACGCTTCGTTCCCTTCTTCCGCTTGCCCTTGTCGTCGTACTTCCGGGTACGCTCCTTCGCCTCGTGCGCGATCTGCTTGTGGAGCGCGTTCACGTTTCTCGGGTTGGATTTGGAACTCATGACTCCTCCATCGGCAGAAAGGCTTCAAGCCCCATGACTCTCTTGCGTAGGTCGTCGATGTCGACCAGAGCTAGGTTGAGAAGTTCCTCCAAGTCTCGCAACTGCTGACTGGAGTTGGTGTGATCTTTGTACTTCTCTAACCTCTTCTCTTCGCTGTGCTTTTGTTGTGCGAGAGCACGCTTTCTTCCGGAAGTTAGTTGCCTAGCGGTGAACACCTCATCGGAGACTTCCCAAACAGATCGTCTTCCAGGCACCGGCTTGATGGCTCCTGTTGATCTGATGTACTTCGTCGCTGCATGACCGCCGCTTACCTTCTCCATTTCATCAGTGATGATTTCTTTCAGATAACCATAGACGTACCCGTCTTCTGATCGCATCCCTCTTACGTGTTCTAACCACGAGTTGATTAGGGAAACCATCTCGTGTTTTGGGACGCCTCTCTCGTCCGTCATCGCTTTATCCTCCCGCAACTTGAGCAGACGTTCTGGTCACCGCTACGCCGGAACCCTTTCCCCCAACAGTAGTCGCACTCCATCGTCTCTAGCTCGCGGACGCCAGTCACGGTCGCGCCAGCTGCGAAGTCGATCGACGTGATGCCCCAGGGGTTCTCCGCTACCGAGACCTTGACCTTGTCGTTGGCGTTGTAACCCATAGCGAGCACACGTAGCTCCTCGTCGCCGATGACGTAGAACCGTGTGCCCATCGTCAGTTGGTTGGCGAGCATTACCAGAACCTCCCGGTCAGTGAGTGGTAGAGACCTTGGAGGGTCCGGTACTCGTCGGCTGCGTCGTCCGGTAGGTGGTCGGGCTTGGTCTTGTCGCGTAGGTGCTCGACTTGGATAGCACTTGCCTGCTCATCCAACTGACGGAGCCGATTAGAGAGAAGCGCAAGCACGCGAGGCTTCTCCTTCTCGGTCAGAGAGAACCCGCTCACCGTCCTCTCCTCACCACGAGGAGTTCCTTGGAGGAGCGCGTCACCGCTGTGTACAACCAGCGCTTCTGCGTCTCCGGGGGCCAGAACCCGATGTACTCCTCAAGTAGCACAACCTTCTTCGCCTCTGAGCCTTGCGCCTTGTGGACCGTCATGGTGTAGCCGTAGTCGAAGAGGTCGAAGCCGTCTCGCGTCTCTAGCGGACGCTCCGCGTTGAACTGGTCCCGGTGAATCCGACCTTCGTACGGGGTGCGCTCGCCATCCAGGTCGATCTTCGCGACGTAGTACCGGGCACCATGGAGCACGCTTCCGTCCTTGCGCCGCGCTGGTCCTATCTCACGAATCGTCCCGGTACTCCCGTTGACGATCCCAGCGCCTCTGTTATTCTTCAAGCAGATGACGCGGTCACCGGTCTGCGGCTCGTCAGGATTGAACCCGCGCGAGCGCCGGGCGAGGATGTTCATTCCCACTCGGGTCTTGTTGGTAGCACACAGGATCATCAACTCCGCGTCCCAGGCAACGCCGTCAATGAACTCGCGGACCTCGTATCCCCAGAAGTTGTCGGTGACCTTCCTCACGCCGTCACCGACCTCACCCTGAGGGATACGCCCCGACAAGCGGACAGCGTGGGCGAGGTCGATGACGGCGGAGCCTTCTCCCTGGCGATGGATGGTCGTTAGCTCTGCGTCGAACCGGCGGCCCATGATGTTGATACCGCCTTTGACGGGCGGTAGCTGGCCGTGGTCGCCCACCCACACGATCGGGACCTGAAAGGAGAGGAGGTCGGCATACACGCTCTCACCGACCATCGACGCCTCATCGACCACGATGGCCGAGACCCAAGGCGGTAACACATCGCGCTTCTCGAAGCGGATGCCGCACTCCGCACAACGGTCCCGGTGAGGAACGCCGACACGGTGGCACGGCGGTCCCTTCTCGGTATCGGTGTCGGGATTGTCAGATAGGAACTCCGCGCGTTCCTCGTCGCTCATCCGATTCCAGACCGTCTCCGGGCAAGGAGCACAGTGGTACTCCGCCGGGAGGTAGATGAGACCGTGGATGGTCGAGGTCTCCTGGCCCTTGAGCTTGCGGTGAAGAACCTTCGCTGCCTTCCCTGTGTAGGCACAGAAGGCGACGTCACCGCCGAGGACGGTAGGAAGCTGCCCGGCCACGTATGTCTTGCCCGTCCCAGCCAGACCGGCGAGGATCGTCTCTGGGTGACCTTCCTCCACCCGGTCGGCAATGAGGTCGAGCGCGAATCGTTGGCCGGTGTCGAGTGGGATGGTCTCGGTCATGTGGAACTCCTCCGCAACTTCTCGCGCTTCGCCTCTCGACGGTAGTTGGCGCGACCCTGGCCGGTGATGTTGTACCCCTTCGGCCGGTAAGACACACGAGAATAGACCTCGAAGTCGGGGTCATAGACGATGGTGTCCTTACAAGGGTCGCGCGGGTTCCGCTTACAGACCTTGACCTCAGTCGAGTACCCGACCCATTCGTTGCCTGCGACCTTCGCGCCCCAGCGGCTCTGAACCTTCCACCAATGGCCGTGGGCGCGGCAGTCAACGAACTCGTCAGGCATGCCCGCAAGCTGGTCGTCGCGGCTAGGCGTCCGGGACCTGGACGCTTTCGTAATCGTCATTGAGGGCTCCTCTTCCCTCGTGGCGCCTCGGGACCTAAAGGCGCGTATCCGAAGACGCTACCCTATGTGTGCAAGAAAAGTAAAGAGTTTGTCTAGGACCCTCCTCTCTGGTGTCTCTACCTGCGCAGATAACGAATCGCTACCTGCGAAATCTCCACCCCGAATCCGGTCTAATAACCGTCGCAACTCGACACTTGGGTCGAATCGCAACGGCAAGGCGATCACCTCACCGCGTGCCACCGCTCCTCGAATCCAACAACTACATTTTCCCGTAACTGTACGGCCGTTCCATTCCCAGACCGGGACACCGAAGTCTGGGGAGAGGAATCCGCATTCATGTAGGACGGTCGTGTCGATCCTCCTCCATCGTCGTCGGGATCAAACGCCCATATCTGATGGGCGAACAATGTACGCCTGAACCCCTTCTTCTTCATTCCTCGAACCAGGATCACCGAGTGGCGCATCCGCAAGCTAAAGAGACGTTTCTGTAGCTCAGGGTTGGCGAAGTTCTTCCGCGTGATGTTGACGGCCTGCCGGCCGGTCTCGTCCTCACAATACAGCAGCATCGACTTCGGTATCTTGCCCTTGTAATAGTCCTCAGCCGGGTCAAGCTCCCGACCTTCTCTAGCGCGGAACTCCTCGAAGACGTCACGGAGGTTCCGCTGGTTGACCCGGAGGACCATACACAGTCGCTCGCTACGATCCTCGTACGAGACATCCACCGCTCTGTGTGTAGGTCTTGGGACTGAGCTAGGGTCTTCCGGCGGGAGGTTCGCCTTGCGCTTGATCCGAGCACGTACCCGGTCGAGCGCCCGCATCATCTCGAAGATGCCGAAGAAGTCGTCAGTGTCAAGTGCCTCACACAAAGCCGGAACCGTCTTGACGCCGAAGCCGTTGACGTTGATGAGGTCGGGCCACGTCCGTAGCTCGTCCTGGGCCGCAACGATCTTCTCTGCCTTCGAGATGCCCACACCCGGCAACTGCTGGAAGCCAGCTCGAATCCCTGTGCCCTCCACAACCCAGTTGAGACCGGACTCGCGGAGGTCGGGAGGACGGACCTCGATCCCCTTCCGCGTCGCGTCAATCAGAAGCTCGCGCCGCTTCTCCTCGTTGTCGTCGAACTTGTGTAGCATACTCACGTAGAAGACTTGAGGGTGGTGACGCTTCAACCACATCGTCCAGAAGCCTAAGATAGTGTAACTCACGGCATGTGCTACGTTGAAGGCATACGTCCCAGCAGTAACAAGACGGTTCCAAATCTCTAGTGCCCGGTCGCGTGGTATCCCGTTCGCATCGCAGCCGTCGTACCAAGGTCCGATTAGCTCGTTGAAGCTCGACTCGCCTAGCCGCTTGCTGATTACCTTCCTGATCTTGTTCGCGTTCAGCCATGAGAAGTTCGCGACCTCCCGAAGTACCTGGAGGATCTGTTCCTGGTAGATGATCTGGCCTCTAGTCCAAGAAGTAATCCCAGAGATAATAGGATGCAGTTCCTTGGGCCGACGACGCCCATGACGAACATCCATATACTCGTACGTAGAACCACTATGCAGAGGACCAGGACGAGACAGAGCGTTGACTGCAGCCAGGTCCATGAAGTTCTCCGGCTTAACCTCGGCGTTGACAGAGCGCATCGCCTTCCCATCGAACTGGAAGATACCTACAACATCATTATCCCGGAAACCAACCAGCGTCTCCTCGTCGTCCAACGGGATCGCATAGAGGTCGTCCAGCTTCATCCCGAGCATTCCCATCGCGAGCCGTAGCATCCCGACGTTCTTTAGCCCCAGGAAGTCGATCTTCATTACACCGAGTTCTTCGGCGTCGTACTTGTCTACCGACACAGCCTTGAGAGTTCGCCCCTCGCTATCCTTCCGCTGGTACACTGCCACGTAGTCAGTCAGTGGCTCCGAGCTAACGACTAGCCCGGCTGCGTGCGTACTCATGCCGAGGTAGTTACCCTCTAGCCGCATCGCTTTCTGGAGGTCTGGGTACTTGGCGAGGATCGCCGCCGCCTCCGGGAAAAGCGTGAACGTATCCTCCAGAGCAAAGTCGGCGCGAGAGTCGCCTCCACTGCGCTCCACAAGTAAGTCTTTGACCTTCTCGATTTCGGGTATGGGGATTCCGTGGAGACGACCAACATGGGATAGTGCGAGCTTGCCCTTGAACTTCGTGAAAGTTCCAATGTTCCCTACCTTGTCGGCTCCGTACTTCCCCACGAGATATTCGCGGGTGCGCCAGCGTGTCTCGTCATCGAAGTCGAGGTCAATGTCTGGGAGGTCGTTCCGGTTGATGTCGATGAACCGCTCGAACATCAGCATGTCGAACACGACCGGATCGACTTCTGTGATACGCAAGATGTAGGAGACGACCGAAGCAGCCACGCTACCCCTAGCTGGCCCCACCGGATAGCCGTTGTTCTTCGTCCACTGAACCGCGTCGGCAATTAGCAGGAAGTAGTCGATGAACCCCTTGGCCTCGATGATCTCCATCTCGTACCGAATGCGTTCCGCGTACTTCTCCGCGTCGGTGCGTAGGCCAATCGCCCGGTAGCGCCAACCTTCCCGCAGCCATTCCCAGATGGTCGTCTTCGAGTCCTCGACAGGGAAGCGGAACGGCTCGACTTTCGGAAGTTCTACTGCGCAACGTTCGGCCACTTCCATGGTTGACCGAATGGCCTCCTCCGATGCCAATTTTGAAAGACCGGAGCCGACCAGTCTTCGATAGACCTCGGCGTCGTCGTAGAAGGTGAGCTTGACGTCATACTCCCAGTCCTGGCTTTGCCCTTCGTCTGTCTTAGCTCCTCGGCCGATGCCGTGGAGGAGACGCTGCATGACATTGTCGTCAGGCTTCGGGTAGTGAACGTCACCCGTCGCCACGAGAGGGATACCCAGCTTTCGACTGATCCGTTCCAGATGCCCGTTGATCTCTTTGGTGCGATCGAGTTCTGGAAAGGCTTGAACTTCCAGGTAATACCGATCGCCAAATATGTCCCGCATGAACCCGGCATGAGCTTCCGCACTCTTAGGGTTCCGCTTGACGCCTTTTCCACCAACCAAGAGAGAGGCGAGGAAAGAACCCGAACACCCCGACAAGACAACGAGACCATCTCCGAACTCCTTCAAATCCTTGCTGAGAATGGTTTCTTTGAAGTAGAACTGCTCCCAGCCACGGGATACCAGACTCAACAAGTTTCGGTAACCAGCTGCGTTCTCTGCAAGAATTGTTAGGTGCCACTTTAGCTTCTGCTTTAGTTGGCCAGCCGTGTATGCCTCCACGCCGAAGATCGGACGAATGCCGGCCGCCTTCGCCGCCTTCTCCAAGCGGACGTGCGACGAGACGTTGCCGTGCTCGGTAAGCGCGAGCGCCGGCATCTCTAGCTCGGCCGCACGCGCCACATGAGCCTCCGGCGAGTCATACCCGTCACAGAAGGAGAACGTGGAGTGGTGATGAAG